AGTCTCAGTTCGAGGCCAAGCAGAAGCAGGCAGAGACAAAGGAAGCGGACAAGCAAAAGAACTTCACTACGGCACAAGAGAACATACTGAAGATTCAAGCACAACGAATGGACGTGGAACGCTCGAAAATCAGCGCGCAAGATCAGCACGGCCAGATGGAGTTCAACCGCAAGCAGAATGCCAATCGGCAAAACATCGTGCAGGGGTATCTGACAAAACACCAGAAGCCCATCGAGGCCGACTACATGATCCCTGGGCATTACGAGCGTGACGCGATCGCCTGGACGGAAGGCCTGAAGGACGCAAGACAAGACGCGATGGACCGATTCGGCGACTGGGCACCCCCGCAAGGTCAAGCGGCGATGCCATCTGGCCAACAGCAGCCGGGCGGCCAGAACGATTCTTCGCTCCCGCATCCGAAGACGATTGAAGAGGCAGGGCAACTCCACGGCACATGGTTTGTGACGCCGACTGGCAGAAAGAAGTGGGCTCCCTGATGCCGGACACCGCTGACCCCTGGGATGCGTTTCCTGATTCCCCGCCGAAAGATGAGTGGGATGCGTTTCCCGATGCGCCGCCCTCCCACCAGCCCTCGACGAGCTTCGAGCCCAACCGCTCCGTGCCGACTCAGGGCGAACTGCCGCCCGTGCAAGCGAAGATGAGCGGATTACCGAAAGATGAACAGGGTGGCGTTGACGAATCGGTTTTTTGGATAAAAAACCGCGCGCGAGGATATGATCGCGCCTTTGTTCCCAACGCAAAGTACGAAGGCGAGAACGACGTTGCCGGCGCCGAAAAGGATTGGAACTTTTCGCACCCCGACCAGAAATGGACGCCACAGCATTCGGAGTTCTACAAAAGACAGGTCAACGCCTACAACGCGGCGGACAAGATGGTTAGCGAAGGTGCTGCAAACCATGCTTCGGCAATCAGCGCGGCCGTGAAGGTTCCCGCCGAGGATCGAGAACTTGTTCTTGAAGCGGTACATGACATCGCATCAAGAGAGGAAAAGGCTCCATTATTGCCCAGGGCGGGAGGCGCCATTGTAGGCGGTGCTCTAAACATGTTTGATACTGCTCGCCGATGGACGGGCAGTTCGGAAGCCCCAGACAAAGAGAGATTTGCCGATCGGCTTTACAAAGTATGGTCGTCTGCGAGTCCTTACAACAAACCAGACGCGCCGTGGTACGAACGTGGGATCGTTGGGGCGGCAGGAATGGCTCCAAGTCTCTACGGTGCTGGCAAGGCTTCTGAGGTCGCTGGTTCTGGTGTTGCCCTTCTGGGAGGCGGTACTAAGGCGGTCAAGGCAGCAAGTGTTCTTGGAGGAGCCGCTTCCTTTTTTCCTGGTATGTACGATGACGCCTACGATTTGGCTCTCGATGCGAACATGACGCCACGGGCGGCTTCCTGGGTGGCTCTAACCAGTGCAACGGCGCAATCGTTGCTCTTTGTCGGAGTGGGTAGCGAGGCCCTTGGCAAAGGCTTGAGTGCGGCGGCGATCGAAAAGTTGGGAGGCAAGGAAGCTGTTGCCAAAGTTTTCAACAATGCGCTCATTAAGAGCGGTGCCAAATATGGGAGTTCAGTTGCCTCCGGCAGCGGAATGATGGGCGGTGCATCTGCGATCAAGGAAGCAATCCAAGAGACCGGCCAATGGGCTTCCGGGCAGGGAGTTCCCGAAGCAGGAAAGATACTCAGAGCCGGGTGGGAGGGAACAAAGCAGGGTTTGGAGTCAATGCCGTTCCTGGCGGCCCCAGGTGTCATAGATCAGCATGGAACTGGCAAGGCTGGTAATGGCGACCCCGCCAAACTCCCCGATACCGACGACGTGAGTAGGCAGCATTGGGAAGATGCGGGGTATGGCAAAAGCAAGCAGGGACAGAACCAAGAATACCGCAATTCCGTCAGGGACGCCCACAAGGCCACTGTGGCCGCCAATGATGCGTCCGAATCCAAACAGGCTCCAGGAGCCACATCCGACGCTCCGACGCAAAATAAGGCCGATAGCGGGCCTTCCGCTGCGTCTGAATCACCTTTAAGACCAGGAGACCCCAATGTCCAAGATCAAGAAGCCAGTCCTCCTCAAGGAGAAACTGCCCAAGTTGCCAAAGAAGGTGTCCAAGCGCCCGGCGAAGAAGCGGCAGTCGGAAATGGTCAGGATCGGCCTGATGCGAACGCGGGAGTAGGGGATGAGCAAGACGACAACAAAAAGAAAGCGGGCAGAAGGCCGCTGAAGTCTAAGGGCGATGCGGTCAAGGGCGAGGCGGCCAACTGGAAAGACATCAATTCCTACCGCGATTATCTGAAGTCAATCGGCTACAGCGACAAGGATGCCGACGAGAAAATCGCACAGTCAACGTCTTTTGGAAGCCCCGAGCGTGCCGCACTCGAAAAGAAACCCCTTGTCCCCTCGCAGAAGCCCGAGACTCCCGCTGACCGCGCCGCTCTGACTAAGGCGAACAAGGAAGAGGATCGCGCCCAGGCCGCCCAGGACGTGGCCAACGGAAAGATTATACCAGAGGCTGTGAAGTACGCCCCGCTCCACGAACTCCCCGTGGCGGCAAAGAAGGCCATGCAGCAATGGGCACAAGGTGCCCTGGACGCCGAGAACGCCAAGGCTAAGCCCGACAAGGCCAAGGTCGGGCCGCTTCAGAAGATCATTGACGATGCCGGCCGCGATGTGGGGCCGGGTGTCGAGAACATGAAAGAGAAGCTGGCCAAGCAAGCGGTCAGCTATCAGAGGCCCATCTTCAGAGACAAGAGTATTGAGAAGCAAGGGCAGGGCTACCAGGAGATGGAGGACAACAGAGACCCGGTTGCCAAGCCACTGATGGCCGACCCCGAGACACGCGACAAAATGCTCGACCAGTCGATTGCCTCGGTGCGATCCGGCCAGCCCGATGAACTGGCGCAGCGTTTATCTGAACTGCTGGGCACACCGTTTGATGATCCCGAGGATACGATCTCCCACATCAACACATTGCGGGATAAGGGGCACGCCGAAGCCAAGCCGGAAGGACAGGACGACTTCGCTCTGCAACCGACTCCCCAAGGCAAGCCGGAAGCATGGAAGGGGGCCGATCACGGCAAGGAAGTCCAAAAGACCATGCTTTCCAAGGAGGGAGCGCCCGGACAGCAAGACCTCTTCAATACCGAGGGCAGCGAACCAGAGCCCAATGTTTTTCACGCCATGCTCTTGCCGCCCGGCGCTGCCAAAGACCTCGAAATTGCCGCGGAGGCGGTCGGCAAGGTCGGCAAGGGGCTAGCCGAAGCCTTTAACCCCACGCAGGCCGGCGGCGAGTCAAAGGCTATGGCCGGCAACGTCCGCGAACGGGCCGCAAAGCTGGCCTTACAGCACGAGCAAGCCAAGGCCCTGCTGGACCAATTCGGCCAAGTCGCCGCCAAGCTGCCACAACAGCAGCAGTACGACTTCATCCACGCGATCGAAGTCCCAAAGGCCGCTAAGCCGGCATGGTGGAATACCAAGCATGACGCTGCTGCCCTAGCGATGCGGACGCTGCTGGACGAGGCCCGTGGTCGCGTCCAGGCCCTCGGCAAAGGAAACCTCGACAAGTTCATCAAGGATTACTTCCCGCACATCTGGAAGGACAAGGCCAAGGCGGAGGAGATTTTCGGCAAGCGACCGCTGGAAGGGTCAAAGTCGTTCTTGAAGAAGCGAACGATCCCCACCACAAAAGAAGGTCTCGCCCTTGGGCTGGAACCGATCACCAGCAACCCGGTCGATCTGACGCTGCTAAAGCTCCACGAAATGAATCGCTACGTCATGGGGCAACAGGTTCTTCAGGAAGGCAAGGACAGCGGTTACATCAAGCTGGTGCACGGTCCGAAGGACAAGCCGGCTGGTTGGGTAAAGATCAACGACAAGATCGGCGAAGTCTTTCAGCGGCGGCCAACAACAAACCCCGATGGATCGAAAGGGCCGCCAGAACTGCTTAAACGCGGCGACTACTACGCCCATCCCGACGCCGCCCGCGTGCTGAACAATTACCTGTCGCCCGGCCTAGTCGGAAACCCGGTCTACGATGCCATTCGATTCGCGGGCAACGCCATGAACATGGCGCAGCTTGGCCTGTCAGGCTTCCACGTCACGGGCACAACGATCAACGCCATCGTTTCCAGGTCTGCGCTGGCGGCGAAGATGCTCGTCGAAGGGCACCCGCTCGAATCGGTGAAGATGGGACTGAAGGCTTGGACGGCGCCGGTCAGCACGCTCCTCGGTGGCAGCAAAGTTCTGGAGGAAGCCTTGCATCCCGGTTCTGTCGGCGGGGACTTTGCTGCCATCGTTGACGGTCTTCAGGCCGGCGGCTTCCGCACGCGGCAGAGCCAAATGTACCGGATCGGCAAGGAGGCAACAACCTTTTGGGACGGGTTCCGCAAGGCGTTGCGGGAAGGGCGACCGTCCGCTGCGATCCAGGGACCGCTCGCCCTGATCGAACAAGCCTCTCGTCCGATGATGGAAGTCTACATTCCCCGCATGAAGTTGGGCGTGATGGCTGACATGGCCCGCTACGAATTGTCGAAGCTGCCGGCTGGCGCCGATCGGGCACAAATGCGGGACGTGATGGGCAAGGTCGTTGACAGCGTGGACAACCGCATGGGACAGCTCATCTACGACAACCTATTTTGGAACAAGTCGCTCAAGGATATGGGCACGATCCTGACCCGTTCGATGGGTTGGAACCTGGGAACCTTCCGGGAACTTGGCGGCGGAATCCGCGACCTCGGAAAAGTGCCTGTCGATTTGCTTAACGGTCGGAATCCGAAGTTGACCCATGCCGCGAGTTATACACTCGCTCTGCCCTTTGTCACGGGCATCATGGGGGCGGCGATGAATTTCATGTACACCGGCCACGGCCCGCGATCCTTGCCTGACTTCTTCCACATTCCCACCGGCCAACTGGATGCAGACGGGAATGAGAAGAAGGTTGAGTTGGCGACGTACATGCGCGATCTTGGCTCTTGGTTCAAGCACCTTCTCAAAGGCGATCCGGTCGGTTGGTTGTCTCAAGACATTCCTCGCACCGCGATAAGCAAGACCCACCCGCTGTTGGCAGCAGTTTCTCAAATGGCCAACAACCGAGATTTCTACTACCACCCGATCCGCAACGAAAACGATCCCCAGGTCGAGCAGGTCAAGCAGTTGGGAACCTATATCGCCGAGCAGTTTTTGCCGTTCTCAATCCGCAACATGCAAGAGTTGACGGAAGGGAAAGGCAGGAACAAAACCACCAGAGCAAGGACCATCGGCGAAAAAGCCGCCTCCCTCATCGGCATAACACCCGTGCCGAACGAGCCGAAGCCAAAAGGCTCCTCGGATTCTTCGTCTGGCCATGATTCATTCAAGCCGTTCAAATAAGGAATAACGATGGGCACAAAGCCACTGGTCAAGCCGAAGCAAGGAGAAAGCAACCCGGACAAGAAGCCGGATCCCAACGTGCAACTGGACAACCCCAGCCAGTCGGACGTGCCGGCCTTCCTGATGAATCGGCCCTTCTCGTGGGATTGCGATGCGCCCAACAACATTTGGATGCAGAAGATGTCGGCCGAAGAGTTGCAGCCCGACTTTCAACTCGCCCACCGGCAATGGTACGACCTCTACCAGACGATGGTCGGCTGCGGGGCCTATATCGAAACGCTGCCGTCCAAACCCTCCGAAGACTTTCAGGACTTGATCTACGTGGCCAACATCGGCATCGTCCTCTGTCACCTGCCCAAGCCCGTCTTCGTGGCCGCCAACTTCAAGAGCCCGCCGCGGAAGGGCGAAGAGAAGATCGGCATCGACCTCTTTGAGATCATGGAATACAAGATCGACCGCCCAGCGACCACGTTCGAGGGCGAGGCCGACTTGAAGCACATCCGCGACGACCTCTACATCGGCGGCTACGGCATCCGCACCGACGAGAAGACCTACGACTGGATGGAGAAGAAGTTCGACATGCAGATCATCCGCGTCAAGATGACGGATGAATGGTGCTACCACTTTGACTGCAACCTCTTCCCGCTCACCACGGAAACCGTCATTGCCTGCCCGGCCTTAATGACGCCCGAGGAGAAGAAGGCCATCGAGAAGATCGTCGAGATCGTGCCCATCAGCAAGCGGCTGGCCCACGCTGCCACGACTAATGCCGTGCGCGTCGGATCGGCAATTTTCTACGGGGCCACCCTGACCGGACTGACCAAGGACGACGACGACTACGACGACGAGTGCGACAAGAAAGCCTTCTTCGAGAAGACGTTGCCGAAGTACGGCATGGACCCCATCCCCGTGAACCTCAGCGAATTCGAGAAGTCGGGCGCCGCTTGCTCGTGCTGTTGTCTCCATCTCAACCGTGCCTCTTACACCACGCCACTAATATGACCGACTCGCACACCAACTGCGTCTATCTGACCGCCGCTCTCGCGCGGCATCCCGTTGTCTTCGACACGATGGTCAACGAACTGTCGGGGGCTGGCGTCGAGGTCAAGCTGATTTCCGGCACGGCGAACATCTGGGCGCGGGACTTCATGCCCCTGCAAGTTGGCGACCATTTCGTTAAGTTCCGCTACCAGCATGACGAGAAACGCTGGCCGCAGTTGCACGTCCCGGAAGAGTGCTGGCGGCACATCGGCGACGTGCGCGAGTCCCACATTCGCCTGGACGGCGGCAACGTGGTTCGCTACCGCGATCGCGTGCTGATGACCGAGATCGTATTTCAGCACAACCCGGATTGCTCGAAGGTCGGACTAATCGACGACCTCGAAGAGTTGCTGGAGGCCGAGATCATCCTGCTGCCGGTAGAGCCGGAAGACGACCTGGGGCATAGCGACGGCCTATGCAAGTGGGTCAACCAGAATACGGTGCTTGTCAACGATTACAACTTGACGTGGGTGTACGAGCAGCAAGAGTACGGGCGACGACTCAGGGAAGCTCTGTTGGCGGCCTGCCTGTGGGTCGAGCCGTTCCCTTTCGGCTACCAGTCGCACATCATTTCGGAAGTCGAGTTTCGGGCCAAGTATCCTGACGGTGACGCCTACGGGCCGGCTGTCGGCTACTACTGCAATTTTCTGCAAACGGAAGGATTGATTCTCTATCCAAAGTTCGGAGTTGCGAAGGACCACGACACTGATCTTGCTTTGCGGAAATGGTACCCGGACGTGACGATCAAAGGCATCGAGTGTATCGACCTGGCACAAGAAGGCGGCCTGCTTCACTGCGTCACCGCTTCATACGGATTCTAGCGAGGGCATGATGTCTACCCCAATGTCGGTTTGGCGGAAGGAAGCGATGGAGAAGTACGGCGACGTGTCCTTGAAGGTCATGTCGCACGAAAAATTCTTCCGCGATCCCTGCCGCGCCCAGCAGATCGACTCCTCGAAGTTTTTCTCGCCGGTTGATGGTACGATCATCAGCCAGAGCCGGGTGGCACCCGCGGGCGACGTGATTGAAGCCAAGGGCGTGGACGTGACGCTCTCCGACCTCCTAAAGCCGTGGAAGATCGACCAGCCATGTTTGGTAATCGGGGTGTTCCTCAGCTTCTACGACGTGCATATCGTGCGCATGCCGACCAGCGGCATCCTGACGAATCAGCACGTCGATCCCATCAGGACGGCCAACCTGCCGATGTTGTACGAAGAACAGAGCATCGTGAAGAAGGGCGTGGTCAGCAAGATCGACCTGCGCTACATGGCCACGAACGCCAGGGTCTTGTGCCGCATCAACAACACGCCCATGCAGTACGAATACTACATGGTGCTTCTGGCCGACTCGGACGTGAATGCCATTTTGCCGTTCGATCATCGCCACCATGCCCCGCTGTCTCAGAACCAGCGGTCGCACGTCGTGCGCTGGGGCAGTCAGTGCAATCTGATCTTGCCGCTCGATCCGCGGTTCAAGTTCAAGACGCTACAGAAGCGAACCGATCACGTCGAGGCGGGAACTGACGCGCTGCTCTCCGTCGAGCGGCTATAGCCCCAATACACGACGCTCGTCTAAAGTCAGCTTGTCCAAAGCCTTGCGTCGTGTGCCTTCACGCTCGCCGCTTTTATCTTCGTTCTGAATGCGGGCAGCATCTTCGCCGTCGTGTTTTTTTATCCATTTTCGCGTTTCCTTGGTCAGTTCGTGTTCTAATCCTGATCGACGAAGGATCGTTCGCATGTCGCAGGCGGCTCGTGTTGCCTTATCGAGGCGTCGTTTGGCTTTTCGCACATCTTCGTAAGATGGACCGCATGGCTGAAGTGCGGACTTTGATTGGGGTGTATTCGTAACCTCTTCTATGACGCCACGGTGTTTTTTGATCCAGGATTTGGATGGTTCCCAATATTCACCCGGCCCCTCGTCGTTCCATGAAGCTGCACTACCGTCTAAGCATCCCACGTTAATTCTCCTTGTTTTTATTCCTTACTCTCCGTCGAGCGGGTTTAGTGCTACTCATTTGTGTACCTTTCTGAACCACACCAAAATGTCGCGTGCAGCCAACGCTGGCCAGAACAAAAAGATACCAAGTCCCATCACAAGTAAAATTATCGGCGGCGGGATGTCTGAATGGGGCGGTTCACGAAACATAGCAGCAGCAAGATGTAGACTGCTGCCGATCAAGTAGAGCACAATAAATAAAACGACGATCAGTTGACAAAAGTTGCTCATGTTATCCCTGGCACCCCCTTTGCTCGCTCGGCTTCAAAAAGACACTGGCCGCCGCGTCCCTTCAGCGGCCAATGGTTACGGACCACGGGGCATCCTCCCCGGCTTACTCCTCGTCCTCGTCCTCAGCCCCGTCGTTGGCCTTCTTCGTCTTCACAATCTTAACCGCATCCTTCTCGGACAAGATGATCCTCTTCTCCCGATCGTCCACGTAGACCTCGGTGATCTCGGCCTCCTTCATCTCCTCGACCAAGCGATCCAGGTTGCCGTTCATCGCCTCCCGATGTTTAGCCACCAATCTCTTCGACTTCACGTAGGCGTCGGCGGCATCTTGCACCGCCGCCGGCACCTCCACGTCCGTCTCGACCATTTTCATCTGTCGTCCCATCGTTTTCCCTTTCTAGGAAATAGTTTCGATCGTCAGGTCGATCGCACCGTACGGGGGCAACACGTCCCCGCGAATCAAATGTAGATCGTCAATCTGCACGTCGTCCAGCCAGGCCCCACACTCGCTCAATGAGTCGCACAGCGCCTTTTCCCGATTGGCGATGTCGCCACCGTTGCGGGCCTGATGCACAAGGATCGTCAATCGCAAGCGGCCCGTCAGCGGCCCCGGCGTCCAGCCCTGGAAGTGTCTCTGCCAAAATGTGGCCACAGCCTTCTTGTAGGCTTTGTACTGCGTGGAGGGAACGAGGAAGGGCCTATGGCCCGGAAGCGTCTGAATCGACTTGAGGTTGTTGGCACTGGGGGCCAGCGGCAAACGGATGGACAACACCACGGCATCGTGTCGCGCGAATAGGTCGCGCTGCTGCTGGCGTTCGACCGCACTCTGCTCAGGAGCGGGCGGGGTGGCCAGGTAGCACGTCAGCCACTCCGCACTCGTGCGGCGCTTTTTCTGCGCCACGGGCGGCTCAACCCCTTGCGGTCGATAGTCGCCCGGCAGCTTGCTTGCGTGTCCCGTCTTGATTCCGTGCGGTAGTGTCATCGACGACCCTCCCTGGTTAAATTGGGAATCCTACTCTAGCGGCCGCTGTTCATTACTGCAACTCTACAACGATCAATCCGTGCGGCCATCGCCTATTGGCGATAAACGCGGGCCAGTCGTTGGGCGTGGCACGCACCCTGGTAATGCGGTACGCGCCGAGACTATCGCACTTTCTGTCGAGGTAACCATCTGAGTCGCAATCGCGTACTATTCCACACGACGGAATATCGCTGAATAAATTGCGATCGAGAAAAATGTACTGATACCCCTGGGCGAATCTCTTCTCGATCTCTTTGGCGCGGCACTCCGCTTCGTCAAGGATATATTCTCCGCCAAGAATGTCCCGGCAGAGCATCACCTTTTCGGTTTCGTAAAACATCGCCTGCAAACCGCCTTCCACTGTTACGCGAATCATGGTTTCCCTTTCTCGCTCTCGGCAAGCATAGCATCAGCGTACATATAGGCACGCCTACAGTCTTGCGCCAGCATCATTGCAGGGCGCTCCTGGCCACCCCTGATACTAGCCTCAAAGGCGATGATCCCCTGTATCGCCATCCCGGCGAACCACTCGCGCTTTGTTATACCGTCGTACATTGGCTCTCCGGCGTGATCTCCGTACTCTGTCCCCGCAACGCCTCCCGGAAACGCCGGGTCGTCACCCTTGCTTCGTTCTTTGCTCATGTCTTTATCCTTTCGGGCTTCATCATAACGATCCAACTCATTTGCGCAATCCTCCATTGCGTTGTGATATCCGATCCACGATGGACTGTTGCAGCTTGCGACGATCTGTGTTGCGGAGTGCCGCTCCATGCGGAGAATGAACTCCTCGATATAGTTCATGCGACCAGTTAAAAGAATGAACTTCTCGCTGTGGCTCATGGTTTTCATTTCGCACCATCCTTTTCAATCTTCGCGGCGAAGCGGTCGCGGAGAGCCTGCTCCTCTTTCGACACGACTCCTGGTTCTATGCGATTCCACTCATCAAATGCTGCCAGCACTTCGCGGTCGATGTCCGCCTCACTCTTGGGCTTGGCAAGTTTGCGGAGTTTGACAAGCAGCGACTCTATGCCGTGCCCGGACGAGCATGGTTCATCGCTGCTGGCAGCGTATACTTCCCAGCATTCCCCGGGCTCTATCGACACGGAGAATTGCGTTGTTCTGAGAATGCTGGTTAACTCCGCGTCGAGGTCGCGCGGTGCGGCTTGCTGCTCGGGCTGGGCGGCCACGACGGTGATGTAGCGGAGATAAGCCAACGCTTGCTCTTGTCGGACGGAACGAAGGATATGTCTCTGATCGAGGATGCGGTTGACTTCGCAGATATGGTCTTCTGTCAGCTTCCCCGTAGGCCGTGCCGCCAGCTGCTCTCTTAGGGTCAGCACCGTGGCAACAATCTTTTTCACGGCTCCAACGCACGTCGTTCCTCCAAGCCAAATGTCTGGATCGACCTTAAGGCATTCGTCTTGGATGACATGTATGGCACGGCGGTACTCTCGGTATTGGTCCAATTTTGCAAGCTGGGCTTTGAGGCTCTCGATTTGTTCGTACCGCTCTTTGCAGCAAGCGCCTTGACTCTCTACGTCATGCCTGAGTTGGTCAATCGTCGCTTGCTTTTCGCCGACAAGCTCCTCTTGTTTGAGTGCCTTTGCCTCCCAGATGCTCGCTTGTTCCAAAAGACTTTGGTACTCCTCGTCTGTGTGCGTGGCGGCAAGCAGCGGCATAATCTTGTCGATGGCCGCCAGTATTACTCTAGTCACATCAAACATAGACCGATTTCCAGTTCGTATAGCGTTCACGTATCCCGTGCCAAACCTGTCTCTTGCAGCCTCATCCGCGAAGATGCCGCGCACCTTCGACAGTAGTTCCGCGCTGGTCGGCTTAGGCTCGGCTCTTGCCGTGGCCGGCTGATAGCCCGGTTGTTCCAGCCAATCAGCCAGCTTGTATCTTGCATTACCAAGCAGGGTCACAACTTCCGTCAGAAGCGGATGCGCCCCAAGAGCCTCCACACGCTGAACCAACTCGAAAATCGCCCTCTCTTCAGCAGTCATTAAAAGCAAGTCGGCATGACGCCAGAATCCATCTGGCCGAAGGTGAGGCAGGGGAAGGATTGGGGGCATTGTCGTGGCAGTCTGCTCTGTTTTCGCCGGGGCAAGGCGGATGGCGGAAAGTGCCGCCGCAAGGTGGTGTCTTTCACTCACCGGTGTTTGGTAATCCCGGTAAGCAGCATCGTGTACTACGCGCTTCTGGTCGTCCGTCAACGCCTCGCCGAGCTCGGGCAGGTCAACGAGAAACGAACTAAGCACATCGCACATGGTCGCGTAAGACAGGTCATATCCCCACAACTTGTCAGCCAGGTTTCTTAGTCTGTCTTCTGGTATCACGCGCATGATCGTCTCCTATGTTTGTTGGTTTCGTGCCGCCGCAATAACCGCACGGGCCTCAGCGGGGTCGGCGGGGGTGTAATAACGCTTACGATCACTCCATTCAATTTCGTTTCTAACCGTCCATTTGCCGTCACTTAGGGATAGGAATTTGCCAGCCGGCCCCGGATTACCGCGTGAATCAAAACACACCACCCATGACTTGGAATCGGGAAACATCCGCAGATTTCTGATGGTATGCTTATTGTCCCACCAGCCGTACCACGGCCACTTCGGCTCGTTCGGCTGCGCCGCTTTCGGCTGCGGCTCCGCATCTTGCATATCCGCCATCGTAATCGCCAAGCCGCGTTCGCGGGCACGTCGCCACGCTTCGGCCCTGCCGGGATGATCTTCATCCGCATTGAACGCCATCCAAAAAATAACCAGGATTTCTTTAGAGTAAAAATCGACCATCGGCACGTTGTCGTGAATGCGATACCACAAGTCGCGCTTGCCAAACCGCCCGAGGAACGTCGCGTTTTCCGGAACCGTGAATCGCGGTGTCATGTTGTATTTCGACTGTTTCGCCTCTGTCGCCGGTTCGCTCTGCTTCGCCGCGTACTCCGCCAGCAGCTTCACAGACAACGCGTGCAACAGCCGCTCTGCCTCCTTATGTTCCGCGGATCTATCTCTGGATTGGAATGTAACGACGGTTCGCAACTCCCCGTCGCAGACACGATAACCCAGGTCGAAATCTCCGTGTCGTCCCAGGAATACAAAGCCCTCTTGCGCTGGTGTCCAGCGGGGTCCAGTGTCGGTGTCGGTGTCGTTTTCAGGTTCACTCATCGCTTGTTCCTTTCGTGTTTAGTCGGTAGTCTTCGTGCCGACTGCTTGAGGGTACATTTCCGCCGCCAAGAGAACGTAGCGGTCGTACTCGGAAATCTCTGCATCGCTGTAGCCTTGTGAATGACCGACTTCGTGATTGCCATGAATGTCGGTCAACCAAAACTCCAGTGATTTCACAATGCAGCCAATTTGCAGTTCTGTGTCTGAAACCATACAGACGATGTGCCGTGTTCCGAAAATGACGAGCGGTTGCTTTATGTGCGTGCAGCCGTCCATGAGCGTGCAGAGGTACCCGAGCTTGCAGTCGTTCCCGAGCGTGCAGCCGTTCCCGAGCGTGCAGCCGTTCCCGAGCTTGCAGCCGTACCCGAGCTTGCAGTCGTTCCCGAGCTTGCAGCCGTACCCGAGCGTGCAGCCGTACCCGAGCGTGCAGCCGTCCCCGAGCGTGCAGCCGTACCCGAGCTTGCAGTCGTTCCCGAGCGTGCAGCGGTACCCGAGCGTGCAGCCGTTCCCGAGCGTGCAGCCGTCCCCGATTTGCGCGCTGCGATGCACGCTGGCCGATTCAGGAACTATTGCGCTTGCAGCACATACTCCGCCCTCGGTGCCGTCTGGGTTTGCATGTCTAAATGCCGGCACCGCGCCTCGGCCATCTCCGAAATCAAATGTCATCGTTGTGGCATTCATGGCTCTATCCTTTCGTGTTCTTCTTGTGCCCAGGCCGCAAACTCCATGAGGGACATCCTCACGGCAAGCTGTAGCCTGTCGCGCTCCGGCCCCGGCTGATAGTCCACGCTCCGGTCGCCCCGGCCGACGATGTGGCGGATCGTGCCGTCCTTGCCGCTGTAGCGCCGGTCAAACTGGATCGCTGCCGGAAACATCAACGGCCCTCCCGGACCTTGGCCATCGCTTCCTGCATGATCTTGCGGCCCTCGCCAGCCTGTAGTCGTTTCTCAGGCGGCACAACCTCGGGCATCCGTGCCGGATTGGGGACGTAGACTTTGTGCTGCTGTCCGTTGAGGTCGCGCCGCTCCCAATTGCGTACCGCCGCCTTCCAGTCCCGCATCTTCGCCTTGCCGACCGACCAGCCGTTCGACGTGTAGTGATCGACAAACGCCTCCGGGTCGATCTTCTTTTTCCGTGTCGCCACATAGGCCGCCACCTCGCCAATCGTCGGCGGATTGAAGCCCACCAAGCGCACGCGGACAAATAGGCGGCAGGCGGCGTCTTTGGCGCGAATGTCCGTGCCGCCGCCATGCGTCCAGACGGCGCGCATCAAGCCGCACTTGATGTATTTCTTATCGTGGTAGCGAACGCGCTCACAATGCTCGCAGTCCCGACAGGTCTTGCCGAGCGGGCCGCTGCCTGATTTCGCGGCATGCCCATCGACGCGCCGCTTGGGCTTCTCATCTTCGACACCTTCAAACAACTTCGCCTGCATGATCGACTCCTTGTCGTTGTTGGGCGAATCGAATCTGTCGAGCCACCTCCACAGCGACGACGGCGCAACGTAGGCGGTCGCGTGCCTTGCCATCCGGGTCGGCGATCTGAATGGCGTTGAGTTGTCGGGTCGCGTCCAGATGCGCGCCCATCAGGTCCGTACCCTGGCCGCACACATCGCCCGGCCGCAACTTGGACGCGGCAGCCAGTTCGTCACGGCCGTTGTACACCGCTTTACCCCAAGGCTTGCAGACCTCAAATTCCATCTCGCTCATTTCACGCATAGGGGCGCGCTCCTAAAATGGGATGTCATCGTCGGCCGGGGCCGGGGCGGACTCGACACATGATCGTGTCAGAACATTGAGGGACGCGACCTTATCTAAGGTCGCGTCCATCTTGTCCAAAAACTCGTAAATCGTATGGTGTAGCTTTGTCAAAATCGTCTCGTCGCGCTCGACTTTCACAATGAGTCGCGGCAGGTCTTGCGAGTACGAGACAAACCACCACGTTTGCCGGCCCGTCACCAACAGCGACATATGCACCTGCGCCAGATACTCCTTCGGCACGCCGCCGGCCAGCAAGTAGCGAATCTGAGCCTTTGGCTGCGGACATTTCGTTTCGATCCCGGCGTCGTCGCCGATCAGCCCATCCGGCGAGCAGCCGATCTTGCCGTCGTCGGAAAGGCAGAAGCCGACCCGCTCGACTGTTTTTCCAGTCTCGAACTCGAACCACGGAATGGCGAGCGTTTCTAGAATCTGCCCCTGGTCGGCAGCCCACGACGGCGCGCTGCGGCGTTCGCCCTCCTCGATTGGCAGCAGACGCTCGGCAATCTTCTGGCACATATACGTTTTGACGCCCTCACCCGTTCTTGGCTTCCATTCTGGGGTTATCAGGTTATCGACCTCGGAAGCCGTCACAACACCCTGACGGATTCGGAACCAATCGGGACTGCCCTGGGGGCACTTGAAGGTTTTCATTTTGGCATCTTCTTTTTGAGCGCGGCGAAAAGATCGTTATAGCGGTTCGAGCCGATTTCAATGTAGTCGCACGCCCCGGCGTACTTCAGGAACGCCTGCTCGTTGGAGTGGGAGTCGTGGACCATCTGGCAGAGCGTGTCGGCCTGCTCTTGCGTGATCGGGACGCCTTCCAGCCGGGCGTCCGTGTCGTGCTCGACCACGATATTCAGAGCGTTGCAGAGGGCATACCGCTTCGCGTAGCTCATGGCGGCGCCATCGGCCTGAGCCTCGTTGGCACCATACGGGCCACTGCCAGCCCTGACGTATGCCTTGTAGTCGCGGTGATAGCCGCACTGATGTTGCAGCGTGCAGGTCTGAAGAATCCGGGCGTCGATGAACTCGGTCGAGAAGCTGACCGAAAAACCAAATCGTTCCAGGAGGGGCCGCACCTTGAACATGATCTCGTCATATGGCAGGTAGGTGTACCGCGTGTTGCCATTCTTGTCGGGCACCGCCTTGGTTGCCTGAAAGCTGGTCAACTCGCTTTGCAGCCCCGCAAACGCCTGGGCAAAGTCCCGTTCCGCCTGCCGGTCCTCAATGTGTTCTTGCATCGCCATCAGCTTCTCAGCTACGGCCACCGATTCGGCCGTCAATTTCCCCGACTCCATCATCTTTGCGATCAGCGTCAGCGGCGTCGGATCGGCCGAAGACTGAACCGCCAAAGCGCCGGATGGAACCATTGGCGGCCCATCGTCACAAACTCTTGAAGGAAATAAATCACTTCCCATCGTCTGCACCGCCTTCCTCCTTATCCTTGGGTTTCGCCGCGCGCTCGATGCTGGCGATGATGTCGCGGCACTTGTCCAGCATGGCCGTTTCCTCGTAGCGGTCGAATCGGCACTTCACGATCCGCAGACGAAGCTCTTGGGCCATGTCCAACGCAATCTCAACCGCCGTCTTTTTCTCTTTCGCCATAATCACGCTCTCCTTAGTTTTAGGTTACGGGTCAATCTTTAGCATCGCTTCAATGCACCGCACGGCGCATTGCCAAATCACTCGATCGCGCCGCGTCGGGCTGAACGTGCCCGACCGGATCGCTTTGCATATGTAGCCGATCGCGCTGTCAACGTCGTCGGCCACCTCGGCGTGGATCGTGTCGACCATCAGACTCAAGGTTGCTTCCTCGATGTCATCGTGATTGCCATGTCGGATCGCGTCGGCCAGGTCCGCCACGGCAGCGAATAGGGTACGTTGCGCGACCAACAGACGTTTTTCGTTTTCAATGTTATGCAAGTTGAATCGGCTCGCTTTCCACGTCGAAGGTTTCACGCTGATACACGGCACCGATGCACGCATCGGCATAGGTGTGGTACGCCATAAAGCAGTCAGTTCCGTCGTCGTCCATCGGCGGAATTAGATTGTATGGCTTCTCTGTATTCTTCAACGCCCACACCTGCTGTTTCTCGATCATTACTCATTCCTCTCGTCGCTACAGTGATTCTCGAAAATGTGATCCCGTAAAGACTCCTCGACCTTCAGTTCCAAATCGCTCGGCCAGTCGCCGGCGGACAGTTCGCCCTCCAAGACGATCTCGTTAATTATCACGCCCCAAAACTCACACTCAGGCGGGCTGCCGGGATAGCCGCTACCATCGGGGTAGTACATGACCATCGGCTCGCCCGGAGTCACTTTCCAGTGGACCGTCCCACGGATCGCCAATTCCTGTGAATCTCCGATCAGCAGTTCCCAGTCGTGTAGGCCTGAAGGTCCGCTACGCATCTCTCCGCTCCTCCTCGTCTTCGCGGTCCAAAACACCCTCAATCTCGGCCAGACTCATCTTGTCGTGCAGCATGGAGCGCACCCGTTCCAGCCGCAGCGTGTTGAGTACCTCCGTCCGGTGAACGGCCACGGCCTGCGGGGCGCTGATGCCCAAGCGAACCTGCTTGCCGCGGAACTTCAAGACCACGACCTCGATGTCGGGACCAATCTGGATTGACTCCCCCACAGTTCGTGTCAGACAGAGCATGCGAATAACCTTCCTAGGCAAAGATTCCTAAAAACCCGCCGCCCGGCCGCATGACCGGGAGAACGGCGGGACTACAAGAAAGACAGAGCTTGGCTGGGAATCGAACCCAGAGACGGCGCGACCATTCAAGCGCCGGCCAACCCACACTGAAGCGCCAGGTTCCAAGCAAAAAGACCGACCGGCGGGCTCTTGTGGCTCCCGCGGTTCCTTTACCCTTGCTGCGAGTAGCAGCATAGATCGCCAAGCCCGGATGGCACGCGGTCGGTCGTAGGGGGTTTTGAGCTTCATGCTGCTTTGGGTCAAGGTGCTGTAAATGTAATCGAGAATATTTCCGAAGCAAGCAAAATCTGAAAAAGACGTTTCGCAACCCCATACGGCGAAAGGAGATGATTTTTTCGGTGTAACGAAAGCGGGCGCAGCGCTCGGTAGGAAAGTCTGGGACTGCTCTTGACGGGAATCGGGAGAATACCTACAAAAAGAATCAGCCGCTCGGGGATGTTGAGCCCGAACGGCTGACATGAGCGGTTGAAACGGAACCGCGCGACTCCTGGATTCTTACAGGTTTCGCCGATTCTTTCAAGCCCGCTTCTGGGTTTTTTCTCAATAAACAGGAGTCGGGACATCATGCGTACACGCGAATCGCACCCGCGCCGGCTCCCTGATTGGTCTGTAGCGCCAGTTGACGGGCGGCCCATTCTCTCGCAGGGATGGCCATTCTGCTCGGGCGTCTGCGAGGCTGGCCCTGTACCTACGTGGGGCAGATCCACGAGGTTGGGCAAGTACCCTACGGGGTCGGCGGAAACCAGGAACGCCAGCAGCACGGGGGAGAATGGACTCTCCAAGCGATCGACCGACCGAAGCGAAGAGGGTGCAGACAGGATTTCGCTTGTTTTTTCGTGTTTTTATCCTACTAGTGCGCGCATGAACTCGGAAACGGGAACAAGCACACGTCAGGCGGAATAAGAGCCACGGAAGCAGGAACCCTGCAACCTAGAGCGAGGGAGGGAGAGAGCGGACCCAGGCGGGAGGTCTGCGCTTGAGAGGTACTATTAGCAAAGGTGAATTATGAGAGAACCGCCGCCGTGCATCGACCTAAAAGAGAGATTCGGCCACGATTACCGGATTCGCCGGGAAGAGGGCGCAAAGAGCGGTGATCCCTGGGGGCTGCTGATTCCCTGCCATTACGGCCACATTTACCCGCATGGTGGCGAAAGACTCGCGGCGTCGATCGACGGCCACCGAGGAATCCAGCGCCGGATGAACGCCCTACCGTTTGTCGAGGTGCATCAGGATGGCGACTTCGGAGAGGGAACCGTTTTGTTCGATGTTTCCTATTTTACCGAAGTTGCCAAAATCATGCGAGCAAGGAAACGATGGTACTTGTCGCCGGAACGGAAGGCAGCGGCAATCGAGCGACTGGCCAGGATTCACGCCGAACGACGCCCAAATGGGCAGGGAATCGACCAAACAGGGCCTCGGGCGGAAAATTAGGGATTTGAGTCAGGCTTTGGCCGCGCGATCCAATACGGCCTGCACAAGTCGATGTCCGCCCGGCCAAGGCTTCCCGCTCCGGCGCGTGAACCCTTCGGCTTCGAGTTGCCGGCATATCGTTCTAGAGTTCATGCCCGCGGCGTCCAGTGCAATGATCCGCTGGATAATCACCTGCTCGGTGTGGTCCGGCTCGAGCCCGTTGCCCTCGATGGCGCGCATCCCGTAGGGCACGCGATCCGCCCGGCCCATGCGGCGCCGACTCACGTCCTGGTGGTGTTTCATGGCCTTGCTGGTACGCTCGTTGCCGATCTCTCGATTGAAGGCATTGATCGAGCATTCGATACGGAAGGTCAGCCTGCCGTGGGCCGTGGTCAGGTCGAGGTTGCCGACAACTGTGGCTAGGGTGGCGTGGCGACGTTCCAGCCGTTTTACGATGGCTTCCGAGTCGCCGACATCGCGGGACAGCCGGGACGGATCGTAGGCCAAAAGCACGCAGCGCAGCCGGCAGGCGTGGGCAATGGCGTCTTCCAGCCCGATCCGGCCCTTAGTTGTCGCGCCGCTCTTGTCGGCGTCCTGGTACTCGCCCGCGATTTCCCAGTCACGGGCAAGGCAAAAAGCGCGCAGCCGCTCCGACTGCTTTTCGATACTGTCACTGGTGTCGGCATCCGGCCGAGGTGAAAAACGAGCGTAAAGAACGGCTTTCATGTCGGTTGCTCCATCCTGGCGATGATAATGTCGCCGTAGAGGTCGAATGTCGGGGCTTGCTCGGGAACCTGCTCGGGCTCGGGCGTCCGCTCCGGCTCGGGGTCGAATAGCGGCCGACCGAACAGCCGGCCACGTTCTTTGATCCATGCGAGTTCTGCTAGGGTCATCAGTCATCCTCCGGGTAATCGTCGGGGTAATCGCGGCCGTCGTCCTCGTCGTCGTCCGGCTCCATCGCGCGCTCGATCCGTTCGAGTGCGTGGTTTATCATATGGGCCTCTGCCAGGTCGCTGTAGTAGATGCCCTTAATCTGCTGTCGGATTTCGTGCTCTGTCTTCATGGCGTCCCCTTCTAGGGTTGCTGATTAGTGTCGTCCGCATTTTCGGCACGGCCGAAGAATTCTATCGGTGATGGCTTGCACAAGCTCGGCCGCCTTTTGGCCCTTGCCTGCATCCTCATACTCGTAGAATTTCAAGCGCAATCGGCGGCGCACGTCTTCCCATTTTCTGATTCGACGTTGGCGGTCGATCTTTTGCTGTAGTGTTTCGCTTTTCATGGCTTTCCCTCCGCCTTGGCGATGGCCTCGTCGGCAATTCGCAGGCCGCAACCACGGGCGGCGGCCTCAGCTTGGAGCGCCTTGCACGCGGCCAGCAGGTCCGGCGCTGCGGCGATTAGCTGGGCGTTGGCGGTTGTTTGTTCGTCGCCGTGCGGGCCATAGTCGCAGCAACGCCCTACGATAAATTTGATAACCTCACAGCAGTCCTCCCCGCCGATAATGGCTATGGGTTCTCCAATTGCCGTGTACTCGGCGTCGTCGCGTTGCTTCTCTAGTGTCCACGGTCCTGGTGTGTATTTCGATTTGTTCATGCTTCTATCCTTGTGTTAGGGGTAAATAGGCTGCCAACCGGGGCGGCAAGCCGGATCCCGGCCGGCAGGAGAAATGCTTACAATCCCAGGCGTTGGCGGTTGACTTCGTTGAGCCACACCTTAACGCCAGCCGCTCCCCGGAAGTCGGGAAGCCACAAATGTCGATCCTCTTTCCAGCACTGATAGGCGTATTCCAGGGTAATGTCGGAAACGGCCTGAATGTCATCGCTCGCAGCGTGGCCCAGTCGGTAGCATTTTTCGCTCGGAGTCACGGCAATAATTTCGCAGTAGAACCGCCCGGTAGGTGTGCCGTCGTCCTCACTGATTGGCCGCACCCCAAACTGCACCCGTGTCTTGATCGCTGTTGTTGTCATGGCTTAGGTTCCTTTGTGTTAGGTTTGGCTGCCAACCGGGACGGCAAGCCGGAGCCCGGAAGGCGGGAGAAAGATTATTGTCTCGCCAAAATCGCGCGGCGTTCCTTCGCTCCGAGATGACCAGAATAGGAGCCTGCGAACAGTGTCGCGGCTTCGGCAATCTGCAACGCTTCTGCTTCAGTCAGATGTCGAAATCCGTTCTCGTCTTGAATGTGTCCGGTCGAGGTGTGGAAGTCGTATGCAAGCATCGCGCGAGCTAGAGCGAGTGGGCTAGAGTTTCTCTCTAAAGCATCTTTTACAGCCTTGCGCTCGGCCATGACCCGAAGACCTTCGCCAATACCCTTGGGCGAAATAGTGTCGCAGATTTTCCTTGCGACCCACTTCCGCGCGTGAAATAGCCAGGTGTCGTTTTCCGTCGTTATAGCCATCATCAATTCTCCCTTGCCTCCGACATCACTCAGTCGGCGAGTTCGTAACGGTGTCAGCCGCCGCGTCCTCGCAAGGGCGCGGCTTCGCGGATACCGTCACAACCACTTGTGGTTCAGTGCGTACCCTCCGTCGGTGTCAACGTCGGTGGCGGAGAAGATGCCGCGATCCAGTCGCATGAAGTCAATTGCCTGCTCGGCCTCCGCCTTGCTGGCGTATTGAACGGCCCGGCTTGGGCGTGATCCCGGCCGCCTGCGCGGCGGCGAGAATTTCTTTCGGCGGCGTTTCACAGGCAAAATACGGCTGGTATTTCGAGCGCGAGTTCGTGCGCTCGATGGTGCCATCAGCCAGCAACCGCCAGCAGCGCGTAAACTTGCCATCCCTGTTGTGCGTTTTCTTTGATCCTAGCGAGTGCTTGAAAATTACGTCAGTCATCGTTTTTCTCCCCAAAAAAGCCGCCCGCGCGGCTGTGTATCTGTGGCCGGTGACTAACCGGCCGCCGCGCGGGCGAGGAGTCACGTTATTGCTGGTATGTCGCGCGGAAATCGCCAAAGTCTACCACCCACAAGTGAAACCGCCTTTGGCCTTTTGTCGCCTGGACAGCCTCATAGTAGACGGCTTTGCGGCCGCCAACGGTGCTAAACTCTTGGCCGTTCCACGAAGCCCATTGATGGCCGTTGTGAGACTTGCCGTCGTACAACTCAAACTCATCGCGCGTCAATTCCACTGCGTCGATCGTCTCATCGTCGATGTACTCTTGGGCGGTCCCGCCGAGTTGGTCGGCGATGAAGCCGGCCATCAAGAGAGCCTCATCTGCATTCATTTCCATCGCTCTAATTTGCTCGGTCATCTTCATTCTCCTGCCGGGGTCAGCCGGCTGCTGCGTTTCGGCCCGCCGGCCCGACCGAGTCGTTCGCTCGATCTACCGTAAATATATCGGTTGTCAGAACTAAGTCAAGCATGAAATCGCCCGAAAAGTAAAAGACGAGTTGCAAGCCATTGGTAGGAAACGAGTTACGACGGAAAGAATTATTTTACGCGCCTTAGTTTTCGTCGCAAGTGTCGCAAAAATGAGGCTACCTTTCGGTCCCTGTTGCAATTCTGCCGGTCGCCCGCTATGCTTCGAGGTAGGCAGTGCGCCGGCACGTCCTGCCCTATACGCCCCGATGCGAACCAGAATGCCGGCCAGTGGCGCGGAGAGATCGCCTGCCAGGCATGGCAGAGCCAGAGGGATGCGAACCCGCGAGGATGAATCGCCCCTCTTAGCAACCACTGTTCATCCGCCCCAGTAAGCCCGATCAAGGCATGGGGGGGAAAGGGGGGGGGCGCGCCCTGCGCCTAGTCGGCGTCATGCCCAGTCGCTCAGTGTCGGGCCGCTCGGGCACGACCACCAGACGAACACGGGCAGAAGGCCAGATGTCGAGAGGAGTCCGGCCGACTGCCAACGCACTCAGACGGGCAGGGAACAGTCGGTATCGTGCGCACTCAGCACACAGTGGCGCATGGCGCGTCAACCGCTCGCAAGTGGCATAGATCGCGGCGCGCAGCCGGTAGGCGTGGGCCTAAGGCGGCCCCTTGGGTGCACCGCAACTCGCTGCGCCGCAACGGTTTAGAGCGACGGCCGCGCGTGCCCCACTCGCCACCGGAGATCGAACCAGCCCCCCCGGTCGCGCACGCACGCGAGCCCCACGTCCACACCCCTTCGCACAAAGGCCTTTTTTGGGGTTCACATTAGGTAAGCTACGTTTAACGCATTTCGTGAACATACTGGTCTTGACTCAGGGGAATGCTGACAGCTATTGTGGTGGTATGCGGGAACGACTGGGTAAGGAAACCGAGACGTACTTGATACAGGCGCGGCTGCATGAGCTTCATGTAGCGGGTCGTCGTCCTGCCGAGTGTGCCGAGTACCGGGAGTTGCAGGCCGAAGTATGGGCACGTCACCGTGAGCAGCGGCAGATGTTGAATGACAGGAATTGAAGCATACCAAGTGGTGGCCGTGAGAAAGTACCGTCTGAAGGGCACGATCGCCGCTGTGCAGTGGACTGGCCTGAACGAGGGCGCGGTCGAGCGTTTCGTGATTGGGGCGAACCAGCAGATTGACGTGCATTTTCTCAACGGGTTTGCGGTGTTGAACTGGCCGTTGTGGCAGATATGGGCGGGCGTCCACGACTGGTTGTTGTGGGAGGGGGGCGAGATTACGCTGATGTCTGACCGGCCGTTCCGGGAAAGATACGAGGAAGTGGTAACGATCAGGGGTGTGCCCGTCGAATGGATCCCCGCATGGAAGTAACGATGCCCGCAACCACTCCACCACCTGCCTCATTGCGGGGCCATCGCGCCCGGCTGATAAAAGGCTGGAAGCAGCAGGATATTTGGGAAGGTGTGGTGCAACCGTTCATTAAGACGGTGACGGCGGATGGGCGGCGGAAGGTGGGCAGGGAGGCGGCGAAGGATCATGCCTGGCGGGAGGCCGAGCGGGTCTACCCCGTGGCGGCCGTGCCTGAACTGTCCGTGAATCCCGGACAGTTGCCTCCGGCCGAGTCGCTGGCCGAGCGGCCGGAGCCGCTTTTCGAGGCGACCACCCGCTACGTGGGCAGCATTCCGATCCCCAACGACTGGCCGGACCTGCCAGACTCGGCGCCGTACCGCGAAGAGGTGAAGTGGCTGTCGGAGAATCTTGAGGCCATCAAGGACGGCCGGGCGCACACGATCCGCCTGGTACGTGCCTTTCGTCCGGCCCCCTGCAAGGCGACCATTGGCAAGGCGGTGCATTTCAACAAGTACCCGCGGGAGTTCTACGAGAAGGTGGAGCCGCGGGTGCTGGGCAGCGTGGGCGACAACGTGACCGACCGGGAGCGGGACGAGCGCAGCAAGATCGAGGACATTAAAGCCCTGCTGGAACGGCTGCGGGACGCCAAGGAATGAAAGTTTTCAACATGAAAAACAGCACCAAGATACCCGCGTCTATCATTTCCTCAAACGCTATGCCGTTTGATGTTCGTGTAGAGGAAGAGGATCGACTGGGACCGATTGCGAAGCGTTTTTTTCTTTCAATGCTACTCCGCGTGCATTGGTCAGACTGCAAGGTGCGTTGGCAGTTGGATGGAACGCCCGCTGGCATTATTGATCTTTTAGAGAAGGCTGCGAGAGAGTACAAGGATGCTGGTGGCGGTTGGGAGACATGGACATGAATCCTGCCACGCCCTGGATCGAGTACATGCCGACGTGGAAGGATGGGGTCGCGGCCAATCTGGCTTGGCGGGTGCGGATGCGGGAGGCGGCCGAGCATGATCCGCAGCTGCAATACTGCCTCTACAATGCGGCCATGCAGGATGTGCTGTTCTTCTTCAATGCCTTTGGGTGGCTGATGAATCCGCGGGCCAAGGAGAAGGTGCTGCCGTTCTGTATTGCGGCAGGCACTCTTGTTGTCACTGACCGAGGTTCTGTCCCTATCGAAAAAGTGACAAAGGATGATCTTGTGTGGGATGGAGATTCTTGGATTTCTCAAGGTGGGGCCTTGTACAAGGGTCACATGTCTGTCATGCTTGCCTATGGAGTTTACCTCACCAAAGATCATAGGGTGTATACAGATCATGGCTGGAAAATGGCGAGCGAAGGATATGACCGGGCAAGTGTTCGACTACCTGACGGTTATCGAGCGAGATGGGGATTATCCCCAGAAAACGGGGCATCACGCGAAGTGGATTTGTCGATGTCGATGCGGAAAGAAGGTCGTAGTGGATGGCGGCCAGATGCGGAGAGGCAAAACAACGAGTTGCGGATGTCTGAAGGGGGGAGTTGTTCACGGACACATGAGAGGCAGAAAACCAACTCCGATCTATTACACTTGGTGCGCGATGTGGCAACGATGCACCAATCCGAACAATCGAATGTGGCATCGCTACGGTGGTCGCGGAATCAAAGTGTGCAAGCGGTGGCAGCAATTCGTGAACTTCCTGAAGGACATGGGGGAGAAGCCATCGGGATTGACGCTAGATCGGATCGATCCAGACGGCGATTACAAGCCTCGCAATTGCCGATGGGCGACATGGAAAGAACAGAGAAACAATCGGTCGTCTATGATCTCATCAATTGCGGTGGTCGTCGGGCATTCGCGGTCTTAGGAAATGACGGTCGCCAACTACTAGTTCATAATTGCACCTGGCCGCATCAAGACCCGGTAATCCTGGCGATGGACCAGGCCATCCACGACGCCGAGGCCAGCGACACTCCGATCGCCCTGACCCTGCCTAAGAGCCGCGCCCAGGGGGCGACCTTCGCCTACATCAACGTGCTGATGCGGCGGTTTCTGCGTGATCCGATGTTCTCAGCCGGCCTGGTGACGCGCAACGAGAAGCTGGTAGACTCGGCCACCGATCAGAACACGATTCTGTGGAAGGTGGATTGGGGTTTGAAGATGCTGCCGTGGTGGTTCCTGCCGCTGGGGTACGAGCGGAGCCTGTCCGACCATACCATCTGGAACCCGGCGCAAAACTCTATCTTTACGGGGTTTGCGGCCACGAGCGATGTGGGCCGCGGCGGGCGGCAGACGGTGTTTGCCCTGGACGAGTTTGGTTCGGAGGAGTTCATTGCGTCCGGCAAGGACTACAAGGTCTTGTCCTCGATTTCGCACGTCACAAATTGCCTTGCCGGAGGGACACTGGTGGTGACGGATCACGGTCCCATTCCCATAGAGGATGTTCAGTTACATCATCGCGTTTGGGACGGTAGAATGTGGGTGTCGCATGATGGCTGTATTTTTCAGGGTTGGCGCGAGACGATCCGTTCGTACCGGATCAGGCTTACCCCAGACCATCAGGTCTTAACGAAAGAAGGGTGGAAGTATGCCAAGGCCACTAAAGGAATTGACAGGGCAGAGATTCGGTTGCCTCCAGGTTATTCAGAGAGATGGCTCTGCAGCGCCAGGCCATGCAAAGTGGATTTGCCGATGCGATTGTGGGGAGAAGCGATCGGTGATCGGGACGAGTCTCACCAGAGGGCTAACGAAAAGTTGCGGTTGTCAGCGGATGGTTGCGGCCAGACTTGCACATTTCACACACGGCATGAGCAAAACAGTGAGTTACCACACGTGGGCGGGTATGTTGCAGAGATGCACAAACCCACGGAATTCTCGGTACCGATATTACGGTGGTCGAGGAATAGCGGTATGCGAGAGATGGCTGAAGTTCGACAACTTCTTGTTCGATATGGGAGAGAAGCCCGCTGGCTTGACGCTGGATCGGATAAACAACGACTTGGGATATTGCAAGGAAAATTGCCAATGGGCGACGATGCGGCAGCAGTCGAACAACAGACGCGGCAACCATATCATCGAGATTTCAGCAGTGAGTCTCACGCTGGCTCAGATTGCCAGGATGGTTGGGGTGACACATGGAGCGATTTTGGGTCGCATCAAGAGGGGCTGTTCGATGGATGCTCTATTGCTTCCACCCAAAAATCGGCGGCCGTGTACGACCTTTTGAACTGCGGTCCTCGGCGGGCGTTCACCGTTCTTGACGACGGAGGACGTCCGCTTCTTTCCCACAATTGCATGTTCCTGGTCTCAACCTATGGTGGCGATGCGGGGGCCTTCTATGAGGCGGCGACTGACGAAGAGAATCCGCTGAAGGTGGTGCTGGACTGGAAAGACAACCCGGCGCAGACCCGCAACGCCTACGTGTGGCGGGACGGCAAGCTGGTTGCCGTCCGGCCGGAGGAGCAAGCGGCCGTCGATCGGTATGCTCGGCGTCATGCCAGCGATCTGCGGAAGCTGGAGCGCCGCGGCCATAAGCTGGACGGCAAGTTCCGTTCGCCCTGGTACGACGCCTACTGCCTGCTGCCGGGTGCTACGCCGCGGTGGATCGCCCGTGAATTGGACATGAACGCGCACGGGGTGACCGGCAAGCCGTTCGACAAGGACGTGTTGGAAGTGATGCTGCGGGAGAAGGTCAAGCCGCCAGTCTGGGAAGGGCGGGCGAGGTTGGAAGATGGGGAACTTAAGCTGACGCCACAAGCGGGCGGGCCACTCAAGCTGTGGTTCAAACCCGGCTTGAACAACGCGGCGCCCGGCGGCAAGTTCACCCTCGGGGCCGACATTGGCACGGGCGAGGGCGAGGCCAGTCGTTCCAATTCCGTGCTGATTGGCTGTCGGAACAAGAACGGCGAGCAGGTTTTGGAGTACACCGATCCGCAGATAGCGCCACGGCCGTTCGCGCAGTTGTGTGTGGCCTTCGGTCGTTGGCTGCACGATGCCGTGCTGAACTGGGAACGGCAGGGTCCGGGCGGTTCCTTTGGCGCCGAGGTGCGGAAGGGGCAATTCTACCCGCACGTCTGGATTAAGCCGCTCAAGGAAGGCTCGTTTTCCCAGGACCGGCAAAGGGATGCGGGCTGGAACAACAACAGCCGCGGGGCCAAGGCCGACCTGTTTGGCGACCTGTCGTTTGCCTTTGCCGAAGGTACGTTCCTACCCCGGTCGGAAGATTTTATCAAAGAATGTGCGGGTTGGCAGTGGGACGAAAAGGTCCAGGACGGGATGCTGTACCACGGCACCGGGCACGGCGACCGGGCAATTGCGGGCGGCGTGTGCTGGACGGCGCTGAAGGATTTTCAGCAGGTTGGTGTTGACAAACGGGAGCCGGAAGAACAAAGTACGAAATATGGGACGATGGCTTACCGCTTGCAGCAAAGGCAGCAAAAGGCAAGCGGCGCAGAAGAAAACGATTTTGTCGGATTCGGCCGCACAACAGCAGGAGCGTGGTGAGTATGGCAACGATTCACGATCTCAGTGGTGGCTTGCAGGCGTTGGAAATCAAGGGGCGCGGCGTGATCGTCGTGTCCAAGTCGAGTCTGCTTTTGATCCACGACGTGCAAGTCGTCGAGGGCGAGTTGGTGGTGGTGGATGTTTCGTATCCCGCGGCCGCCCATCCGGTCAAGCCCGGCCCGTCGTCCATTGCGGCTGTCAACGTGACGGCGTTCATGGACGAGACGCGGCGGCGGAACCTGACGGGCGGCGGCGAGTACGGAGCCGTGGGTCCGCTGCTGGCCAAGCTCCGTGAAAAGCTCAAGGTCTGCGCCGACGATTCGCCGTTCGCCAGTTTGATCGGCAACTTGCTGGCGATGGGCGACCACTCGAAATACAATTCCGTGGCGGCGGTCATCGAAATGCCCGCTGCGCTGCAAGCGGAGTTCTCCCAACTTCTCGACGGGGACGACAGCGAAGCTCTGGAAGCGTTCGTTGACAAGGCCATTGTGATGGCGGCTTAGTGACGCTGGGTAGAGTAGCAGTAACTCGGCTGGCTCAAAACCAGCAAACGCGGGTGCGAATCCCGTCCCAGCGACATTCTTTGACAATTTACCGGCCAAACTTCACCGCTAGCCCGGCCAGGCGACGGTGAAGGGACCAAACTACGACAAGCCCAAGCGGGGCCGCTTACCCGCATTGGGCTTTTTCGTTTCTTGGTTCGGCCGGTGGAGTATTTTATGATCGACGTTGCCGACAGCCTTGACTTAGGACGCCTGCGCAAGGCCATTCAGCGCTCGCGCGATGTCCTATCGCTGTTCGACAACGACCGCACGGAGATGATCCGCGACTTTGCCGGGCCGCTGTACTCGCCCAATGCCCGGCGGCGGCGGACGCGGTACATCAACAAGCTCAACACCACGGCCTGCATCTATCAGATGGCGTTGTGCTTTCAGAACCCGCGTTGCAAGATCACTTCCTTCGATCAGCAGTTGTGGCCCTTCGCCCGCAAGTACGAAGCCAACGTCAACCGCGTGACGGCCGACATCGACCTGCGCAGCACGTTGCAGGAATGCGTCCTGGATGCCTTCTTCCTCCTGGGGGCCGCCAAGGTCCGCATGGCCGACGCCGGCATGAAGGAAGTCGAGCCCAACGTGTGGCTGGACCCCGGGCGGCCGTGGGTGCAGCGCGTGCCCTTCTCCGACCTGATCCTCGACATGCCCGGCCGCTCGATCAATGCCATGCGGTTCTACGGCGACCGCTACCGTGCCCCCTTCGATGCCGTCCGCGACCGGGACGACTACGACGCGAAGGTGCGGTCCAAGCTCTCGCCCAGTTCCAAGCTGAATCAGAACGCGGACAGCGACCGGGCCGACCAGATCGCCCACGGCAATTCCGTAGACGACGACGAGTTGGAGCCCATGCTGTGGCTGATGGACGTGTATCTGCCGCGGGAACGGCAGTTCCTTACGCTCTCGGCCGACAACGACACCCTGCCGCCCTTGAAGGTCAGCGATTGGGATGGCAGCGAACGCGGGCCGTACAAGTTCCTCTCCTTGGGCAATGTGCCCGATAACGTCATGCCTTCGACGCCCGCCCAGCAGTTGGTGCTGTTGGACCGCCTCATGAACCGCCTGTACAAGAAGCTGAGTACGCAGGCTGACCGGCAGAAGAATTTCGTGATGGTGCCGAAGGGCGGCGAAAAGGATGGCGAGGCCATCAAGAGCGCCCAGGATGGCGAGTACATCACCGTCCTCGACCCGAAGAGCGCCGTGCCCGTGAATATGCCGGGTGTGGATGGCAACACGAACGCCTTCTTTCTGGCGGCGGGGGAAATCTACAACACGCAGGCCGGTAACGAGCGCATCCTGGGCGGCCTCGGCACGGAAGCCGACACGGCCACGCAAGAGAAGATGCTGGCCGGCAGCGCCACGGGCCGCATCGGTTTTATGAAGGGGGCCGTCTACCAGTTCACCGCCGAGATTTTGCGGGAGGTCGGCGGCCTGATGTGGAAGGACGAGAGCCTGCAAGTCAATGCCAGCCTCGAGGGCGGCAACACGGGCTACTATCTGCCGCCGGATTCGGTGTCATGGAAGCCGGGCAAGCGGGAAGGAAAGTTCGATCACTACGATTTTTCCGTCGAGCCGAACAGCATGGCCTTCCGCCCGCCGGAAGCGAAGCTGGCAACCTTGAAGCAGTTCGCGGCCGACTACCTGCAAATCATGCCGGCCATCCAGGCGGGCATTTTCGACGGGCAAGAGTTCACGCGCATCTATGCGGACTACACGAATACGCCCGAGATTCTGCGTCTGGCCAAGCAGATGCAGCAGCAGGCGGGGGCCAGCGACCCGCATCAGGCCAGCAAACCGGCCAACACGAGCCGCGAAGTGGTGCGCAGCAGTGGCAGCGGTGCGCCGCAGGGCCAAGGCATGGCGCAGGTCATGGGACAGATGATGCAAGGCCGCGAGCAGACCGCGGCGCCAATGATGGGGGCCGGACGATGAGCAGCATGGTAGTGGGCATTGCTTTTGACAAGCACGGCAAGGTCATCGCCAACGACTGCGGCCAACGCCGGCTGTCGAGTTGCAAGACCTACGGCGCAGAGAAGCCGCTGTTGTCGCGGTCGATGGGTTGCCATCAGAAGCAGATCGCCTTGCTCAACGCCACGATCAAACGTCATGGCGTGCCGGGCGTGCGTTACGTGCAAGGCAAGCACGGCGGCGTCTGCGAGATCACTTCCCGCCGCGGGCGGGCGCAGTGGGGCAAGATTTTCGGTGAAATGCACGGGCTCGGCCCGTTACACGATCACGACGGGGGATATGGGGATGAGTGAAGAATCAATTTCGACTTTGGAAACGCCGGCCAGTGTCGGCGAGCATACCGAATGGTCCGCGATGGACGCGCCGCAGCGCGACACCTACTTGGCCGGGCTGCATGAGCAGCTTGCCGCCGAGAAGGATGCCGAGACGCCGGACGAGCCCGCCGGGCGCAGCCGCGATGAAGGCGGCCGGTTTGCCAAGACTCAAGAGGAAACTTCCGTCAACAGCGACGAAACTTCCGTCGTTGACGATGCCGTGACAGGCGGAACCGCCACGCACGAAGAGTCTGCCCACGAGTGGCGCGATGCCAGCGTGCAGGACTTGGCCGCGGCGTATGGCGTGGACAGCGAAACGCTGGCCGCGATTCCATCCCGCGAAGTGTTGGACGTGGTGCTGAAGGGTATCGACAAAAAGGCTTTCATGGAGCGGCAGACCGTTCCAGGCCAGCAGTCGGTAACCCAGCAGCAGCCGGTCCAGCAGGAAGGACAGCAGACAGCGAAGGGTAGCGTCTTCGACGACCTGACGAAGTTCAAGTTGCCGGACAGCATTGACCCCGATGCCGCCAAGCCCATCAACGATTTTGTGGACGCCGCCGCGGCCGAGAACAAAGCGTTGCGCAATGAGATTGGCGGCATCAAGCAAATGCTGGTTCAGCAGCACGTCGGCACGTTGCGCTCGACGGCCACGGCCAACTTGCAAAAGTTGGGCTATCCCGCGTTGTATGGCGAACCAGGCAAGACGCTCACTGCCGAGCAGACTGCGAATATCGCCGCCGTGCTGGACGATCACTTCCAGCGCGGGGCCGATCTGGAGCGCCGGGGCGGCAAGCCCTCGCCTTCCCCCGAGCTTTTGAAGCGTTCCGTATTCGCCGTGCATGGCGAACAAATTGTCACCCAAGCCAAACAAGAGCATCTGACCAAGCTACGCGCCCAGTCCGCACGACGCACGGGCGGCGGCACTACGACTTCAACGGCAGCACCCCAGGGTAAAACGTCCCTGGATCGCGCGTTGAACGCCCTGCCGGCCACCTTGCGCGAATTGGGATTGGACCAGTAGCGGCGTCCGCTGTTCTGAGGAGTTTTTTCAATGCCCGCAATTCAACTGCAAAATATCGACGACTTCATTGTCGCCAATCTTCCGTTCTACGAGAAGAACGAATGGGAAGACATTTCCACGCCGCTGCAAAAGTATTACTACGCGCAGCGTCTCTTCTCGAAGGCCAAGCCCGAGGAGATGGAAGGTGCGTTGGTGAAGTGGGACGTGCAATACGATTACGACGACACGTTCGCCGTGACCGGCCTGCATGACCCAGACACCACATCCCGCAAGGACACCTTGACCCAGGGCAGCATGTTCTGGTCGTTTGTCAAGGCGAACTACAGCTACGATCTGCGGGAGGATCAATTCAACGGCGCGCCCGTCCGCATCCTCAAGTGGTTGGACGTGAAGGAACACGGCCTGTACAACACCTTCTTCTCCGGCATGGAAAAGCTGATGTTCGGCACGGGACCGACCAGTCCCACGCAAGTCAAGCCGCCGCCGGCTTCGCTGCTGTGGTGGATTCAGCCGTACAACTCGGCCGCCCTCACCGCGGCGGGCATCACCAACACGATCACGGGCAGCGTTACCTCCGACTTCTTGGGCCTCGATCCGCCCGGATTCTCGTCGGTCGGCACGGGCGGCATTTCCGCCACACAGTACGCCGGCTGGCGTAACCGCTGCGGCGCGTACAACGTCTTCACGGAAGACGACGCCGTGGACACCATCATCGAGTGCATGGACAAGTGTGAGTTCACGCCCGCGCAGGCGTATGCCGAGTTGTCGCCCACGACGAAAGCTGACTGGGAACTGCTGACCACCTACTCCCGCTTGAAGATCGCGCGGAAGATTTCGGCCAGCCAGAATGACAACATGAAGGGCAACATCGACAAATGGAAGGATACGGTCATCATCCGCGGCGTGCCCATGAACTGGGTACCGGCGTGGAACAACCAGTCGTTCGGCGTGGCGCAGACCAACGGCCCGGTATTGGGCGTCAACTGGAAGACCTGGAAGTTTATGACCAAGAGCAGCCTGAACATGCTCAAGTCGCCGCCGGAACGCGACATGTACAATCACCTGGGTCGCTGGCGCCACCTGGATCACTGCTGCCAAATCCTCTGTCAGAATCGGCGCGGCAACTTCATCGTCACCAGCAATTCGACCGTCACCGAGTCGAACTGAGCCGTGTGACCGGCGTGCGTTTTTCCTTCAACCACAATTTTCAGAAGCGAGAGATAGATCATGGGTAACAGAATCACCGGCCCGAGCGGAGACGTTTTTGGTCTCAGTCAGGCCCTGTGGCAAAATGTGCCGTTGGACCTGTTGCAAGGTCACGGCGACCGCGACATCGGCTGGATGCTGGGCGACGATTTCCGCAACTTCGCCAGCAGCGCCGCGCCGTCGAGCAACGTGGCTTACTACAACTCGGAAGGCAACACCTACCGCAGTTACGAAGGCTCCTCGACGCAGACCGTCGTGCCGACCAATGCTGATTGGACCGTGCCGGCGGCCACCAACGTCTACAGCGCCAACGGCAACGCGATCCTGTATGCTGGCAGTTCCGTGATTCCCACGCCCGGCCAGGTGACCTTGACGCCCTCTTCCGGGAATCCGCAGGCGCAGTTGATCCTGAGCCTCAACGGCACGGGAACCGGAGCGGGCTGCTTCCGGCCGTACATGCTCACCTCGGGCGTGCAGGGTCCGGTATTCTTCGAGACGCGGTTGCGGTTCAGCGACTTGCCGACCGGCACGATCAGCTTCTTCATCGGTCTGTCGAGTGCGTTGGCTACGGCCAGCGGCGTGCCGCAAGGCGATGGCGGCCCCAGCACGACGGCGGACCTGCTGGGCTTCAGTTGTCGGCAAGGCGATGGCGCCGGCAAAATCGGTCTGTGCTACAACGTGGCCACGGGCACGGTCGCCGATCAAAGCACCAATTCCGCTTTGAACCTGCTGGTTCTCGGTGGGGCGACTGGCGTGGCGGCCATCGGTGCGGCTGGCGGCCCCTCGCCGATTCTGAACGTGGCTGGTCCGGGCGGCATCCCGACCTCGGTGGCCGCGACGAACATCGGTGCGTACCTGAAGCTCGGCTTCCTGTTCGACCCGAATGCCAAGACGCTGACGCCGTACATCAACGGCATCGCGCAGAACGGTTTGTCCGGCCCCAATAAGGTCATCACCACCACCGCGATTGGCACGGCCGCCAGCCCTGGCTCGGCCTGGCCGTCGCATCCCATGACGTTTGCGATGGGAGCCTACTACCACGGGGCCACCGTGCCGTCGATTACCGTCGATTGGTGGCGGTGTGCGCAACTGGCGGGATGAGTTCTCGGCGTGGACGCCTTTTAGCCGGCGGTTCCTGGCAGGATCAGGGCCGCCGGCTTGCGGCGTTGAATGCGACACCATTACCACCATCATCATCACTGGGAGAATCCAATGGCAAATCCGACCCCGGAACAACTGACCCAACTGCAAGCGGACATTGACGGTTTGAAGGCCGCCGTCTCCGCCGACACTTTGGCGCAGTCCACAGTGACCGCCGACCAAGCCGCGTTGCTGGCCGCGCAGTCCACCTTGAGCAGCGACCAGGACGCGCAGGGCTCGACCGCCGCTGCCGTGACGGCCGCCGAAGGTACGCTCGTGAGCGACGTGAGTGCGTTCATGGGCGGCATGTAGTCGTCGTCCCCCGACGCGCCCCAAGACCTCGGCCGCCGCAGTTCACTGGATGAACACGGCGGCCTGGGGCGTTGAGAGACAACCTTTTTGGGGTCAAGCCATGAAGTTCAAACTACTGTTCGCCGTGTTGGTGGTAGTTCTCGCTTCGTCGTGGGGCAGCGGGCAATGCACGAATTGTGCCGGCGGCCGTTGCGTGCGTCCCGTTGAATCGCTACGTTCCGTCGAATCCTTGCAGGAAATCCGCGTCCCCGTCGAGGCGCAGGTGGTGCGCGTTGTCGATGGCCCCCAGTCCTATCGCGTGGCCGTCGAGCAATGGGAGACGCGATCCCAGCCTTTCGCCGTGCTGTTGACGACGCCCAACTGTCCGTACTGCGAACAGGTCAAGAGCGAGGTCTTGCCGACGTTGCAGGCACAAGGCTTGTCGGTCGCCGTCGTGGACTATGCGGCCTATCCCGAACTTGTCCTCTCTGAGGCGCATGGGGTCCGCGGCTATCCGCAGTTGCTCTACTACTCCAAGGACGCCCGCGGTCAGTCGGTACAGAAACGCCTGATTGGCTTCCATCCCATTCGCAACGTGATTCAGTGGCTATTTGATGGCGGCTGGCAACCGTGCCCTTGCCCGGTTCCTCCACAGCCCCAACCGACGCCCGGCCCGATGCCAGGACCGAGCCCGTCGCCTATGCCGGTCCCCGGACCAATGCCGATACCGACTCCCTTGCCGCCCCCAGCCCCCACACCTGCGCCGGAGCCTGCACCGATACCTACTGTCGGGCCGCCCGGACCTGCTGGACCTGTCGGGCCGCAAGGGATTCCTGGAAAGGATTCGACGATCCCTGGACCGAAAGGCGACACTGGACCCGCGGGGCCGGCGGGGTCGCCGGGGAAAGACGGCGTGGCCAATCCTAATTTCTTCACCTTCGAGGTCGCCGATCAGAACGGCGTCGTAAAACATTCGGTCAAGGTGCAACTGGGGCAGACCGTGACCTTGCAACTCATTCCCAAGTCGGGCACGGCCGGCACGGGGACAATCAACACCTCCGTGCGATAAGGAGTTTTTCACATGGCGTATCCCGAGACCAACATCGACGCCGCTTTGGAAAAGTCGATGGACGTGCTGTTTCAGGGCAACGTAGCCCAGTTTCAGCAGATTCAAGCGTTGTCGAACAAGTCGTCGGCGCAGTTGTCGAACCTGACCGACAACGTGTTCCTGCAAATGACGCAACTGTACCAGGCGAACGCCGCCAACCAGTTGCAGACCAACAAGCTGGCCAGCGACATCCTGGCGCAGCGCGCGGCTGGCGGTCAGCCGCAGTCGCCCGCCGGCGACGCCGGAGTCAACTCCGGCGCACCCGCAACCAAGTAAAACAAGGTGCCGTCTTGGACGACTTCGATCTAAGAATGGAACTTTCTGCGGCCGAGGGTGCGGCTTCCCATAAGCTGACCCTCGTGCCGTTTGTTTCCGAGGCCGTAGCCGAAGCTGCGGCGGCGTTGTGTGCAACTGAACAGGAAATTGAGGCGCAAAATGGTAGCCCCTCCGACATTGCCGCCTTGCCCGTCTAGGACCGAAGCCGACCTGGCGACGGCCGCGATGGCTTTTGAGGGGGCACGCTTCGGCAAGAAGATGCTAGCCCTTGACCAGGATCAGGAATTGTATCGCGCCCGCATGAACGCGGTGTGCGACAAGCAGGCGGGCATCGGTGCGGCCACTCTCAAGGAACCAGTCTCGGGAGGCACGGCCGCGGGGAGTGACGACGTGGAAGTATTCACCAACAGTCCGGTCAGCACCACCAATACCGTGAACCACAATTACCCCTCTTCCGACAACAAGAATCAACTGTCGACCATCTGCACGATGGCGGTGTTGTTCGCCTTATTGACGCTGGCCATTGTATGGCAGAAGCCCTTGCCGGCGCCGGATCCCGTCAGCCCGCCGCCCGTGGTGGCTCCGCCCGTGGTGGCCCCCACGCCCGTCATTACCCCGCCCGACGCGCCGGTCGAGTGGGATGTTGTTCCCACCGTTCGTTAGGAGATTTCCATGTCGTTAGAACGCCGTGAAGAACTACTGAGGATGTATCTCATGCACCGACTCGGATACGACGTTGTGCAAGCCAACCCCAAATAGGACGCCACCATGTTTGTCGAAATCCCCCTGGTTCAGCGATACCCCCGCCTGGGACTGAAGTTTCTGCCGCACGACAGCCGCAAGATGCAGCGGCGACTGATGCTGGCCAAGTACCTGCCCAGGGACTTGGCTCCGCCGCCCGCCGCGGTGAACTGGACAGGCAAGGTAAAGAAGTGGCCCATGTACCTGAATGACCAGCTTGGCGACTGCGCTATTGCCGGGCCGTACCATCAGATCGAGTGCTGGACGGCGAATGTTCACGGTACGCCGCTGATTGCCGACGACCAGTACGTGTGCAACGACTACGCGGCCGTCTCGGGTTTCAACGGCGATCCGAACACAGACAACGGCTGCAACTTGATCGACGTGCAAAACTACTGGCGTCAGACGGGCCTGTACGGGGGCACGGATAAGATTCTGGGCTACGCGGCGGTCGAACCCGCGAACACCGTCCACCTAAAGCAGGGCGTGCAGATTTTTGGCTCGCTCAACACGGGCATCGTTTGCACCGACCAGATGATGGAGGTCAATTCGGCGGGCCGTGTGTGGGACATCGGCAACTCCGGCGACCCGCAAAATGGCGGCGGGCATTGCGTGCCCATCGTGGCCTACGACGCTTCGACGATCACGGTCGTTACCTGGGGCGGCCTGCAAAAGGCGACGTGGGCGTGGTGGCAAGCCTTCGGTCGGGAGGCGTATGCGATCATCGCCAAGGATTGGGTGTCCTCTGGCATGGCCCCTTGTGGTTTCGACCTGGCCACCTTGCAAGCCGACTTGGCAGAGGTGACCGGCGAATGACGAACCCCTGGCCGCATCTACGCGCGTGGTGGTGGGGGCGGGGCACGACTCCGCTCTCCGCCCATCTACGCGCCTGGCTGGAAAATCGGTCGCCGCACTGGCCTACCCTGCGGGCCTGGTTCCTGGCGAAGCACCCCACGTGTGCCGCGTGCGGTACGGAGTTGGACTTGGAAGTGCATCACAAGATTCCGGTCTCCGTCGATCCGTCGCGGGAGTTGGACGAAACGAATCTGATCACGCTGTGCATGTACCCGACGCAGAAGGACCACTTCCACGTCGGCCATTTAGGCAACTGGAAGGACTACAACCGCAACGTCGTGAAGGATGCGGCGTTCATGCTCTCAAGGCACCATGCAACAAGGAAGCATCCTCCATGTCTGATGTAACCACGATGAACCCTTTCATTCAGTGGGGCTTTGCCGGTTTCGCTTTTGCCCTGCTGTGGCTCGTCTACTGGCTGATAAAGAACGTACTGAAAGCCTTTAAGGACAACGGCACTGTCATATCGGCGAACACGGCAACCATTGCCATGCTGTCACAGACCAGCGAGGACGTGAAGGGCTTGAGCCTCGATATCAAGGACAAGCTGATGGAAAGCCCGTGCATGTTGCCGGAGGAGATCAAGGATCAGATTCGCATTTTATTGAAGGACCGACGCAACGACATTCATTCGCACAGCATTGACACTGAAGCCAAACAGCCGCCGACACACAACGTGTGAGACACGACCCGCGATTCAGGATTGACCTGTAAAGGATAAAGCAATGGCACTACGCATGACCGACCCGACCACGGGCAAAACGATCGACTGGTCTTCCGGCTGCAAGTCGTCGTCCTTTGCGATGCCGTTGACGGACTGCACGGATGACAAAAGCCTGGCCTCCAAGATCATGCCGTGGGAGTGCCCGCAGACCACGGCGTTGCTGGGGTCGCACATTTACGTGATCGGCAAGACGTGGCAGGTGCAAGAGGCGGGAGTGTGGCAATTCGACTCGACATCCTTCGCGTACCTCAACTTCTTTGGCTTCCCGATCGGCAACAACGCCGGTCTTGTAAATGCCTTGATCGGCGCGACCCACCTGGGAACCTCGATTCACGCCAACGCGGGTGCGAACCAGGTCGAGGCCGTGGTAAGCATATCCCCGCAGGGGCCGGATGCTTTGCATCTGCTGACGCTGACCGACGCGGGTGTGTTGACGGACCTCGGGGCTCTGAACTACCAGTCGTTGACGGCCGGCGGCTCAGCCTACTCCACGGCCTACATGCCGAAGTCTGCGCTCATGGCCGATGGTACGACGCGGATCATCGGGGCGGCTTTCCTCATGGCCGACGCAACGTGTGATGCCTGCCTGCTCACTAATTCATCGTGGGCCACGACGGGTTGGGCCAGTCGGCCGTTCATCACCGGCGGCTCGACGATGATTCAACAGATTGCCGTCAGCGGCACAAAGATTTTTGTGGTGTTCGGCACGGTCTACGGCGGCACGCGGCTCGGCGCGGCCTACTACGATGGTTCCGCATGGTGGTATCTGACGCCCAGCGGCAAAGTTTCCGTGCCGGCGGGCGGCATGACGCAGGCCGCCTACGACGCGGCGAGCTATTGGCTGCCCAACACGGCGGCCGATCTGATCTGCGGGCGGCAGGCAATTTTCACGGACGCCAATAACGTGTGGGTCTCGGCCATCAATTTCACGTCATCAGCCAACTACCCATACAACAATCTGACCGGCAACAGCCGCCATTACCTCTGGCATTTCAACCTGGCTGCCACGGGCGCCGCCGTGGTCAACGGTCCCTATGGCCCACTGTTCTCCGCACCGAGCGGCTGGCACTCCGGCATGGACCTGCAACTCGACGGCACGTTGTTGCGCGTGTTGCGATCCATCCCGCAGACCGGCACGAACCTCGCTCCCAACATCAACGATTATCCGCACGGCGCGCCGACGTTCGGTGTCTACCATATCGACCCCAGCGCCACGACGGCCTTGACCAACGCGCCGAGCAGTGTGCCGATCCAGATTAACACGTTGGGCCTCGATGGCACGGGATCAGCGGTCGATTACACGGACGCGGATTGGAGTGATTGTCCGGCCCACGACCAGGGCTTTGGCGATCATCAACAGATATTTTCCGCGACGTTCGTGCCGGGCACCTCCGGCGTTGTTGCCGAGCTTGTCAGTGACAGGCGGGCCACCGGCGTGCATCCCGTGTTTGCGTTCAACCGTCTGAAGGTCGTGCAAAGCTGAGGAGAGAATCATGCTGGCAGTCGTCGCTACCACGAACTTGTTTAACGGTGCATCTCTGGCGCAGTACGGCGATACGCCCACGATCGGTGTCTCCGACTACGACAACACGCTGGCCAATATCGGCTCGGGGGCCTTTACGGTCTTGCTGGCCTTAAATCAGGGTTACGGCAACACTAGCAACACGCCTAACTCCCTCGGGCAGCCGATCTTCAACTTCACGGAACTGTATACGTCCGGGACGTACCTCCATCAGCCGAAGAATGGCATCTCGATTTTGAACTGCGGCACCACCGGGCCGCCCATCCCGTCGCTGAAACTCTACCAGAACTTCGACTACAACAACTATGCCGGGCAGAACAGCAGCGGCAGCTACATTAGTTGGACGCAGATCGACACGACCGGCGCGGGCTTTGCAAACCGTTTCGGCATGTGGAACTTCTTTGGCTGGGTCAAGGCCGGCGGCGGTACGGGGGTTATCCAGTCCGGCAACGGCGGCACGCTCGGCCAGGGCAGCGGCAGCTACAACTACCTGACCACTGTGGGCACGCCGACTGTGCCGGCGTGGAATGCGGGCGCTGGCGGGCTGCCGTGCTTCTACCCGAAGGTACGCTTCTTCCACTCGATCGAGGCGCAGTACGGCTTGGTCAACTGCACGATGCAGGGCGCGGCGGGAGTGTGGATCATTTCCGGGGCGCTGACCCAGACCGCACTGAACGCGGCCACAGCCAACGCCGCGGGCATGGCTGCCGCAGTGGCGGGGGCGGAAAACGCAACGCCGACCACCTTGATAACGCGCAGCTACGCCGGCCAGAACGCGACGGCCTACCAGGCGCTCAACGCCGGCATCCCCGGAACAACCGTTCTCATTCCCCTCTGACCTTCAACCCATCGGGTTCACTATGTCGTCGCATCAATTCAATCCGTACCCGGTCACGATCACCTCTTCGTTGCCCACGACGCCGGCCATCGGCTTGACCGATCAAGTCGTGGGCCGCGTGCGCATTCCGGCGGCCTCGACCGGCATGACGACCCTGACGTTCTACACGTCTGAGACACTGGCCGGCGAGTTTGGCCTGGCCGTGGATGTGGCCTCGGGCGGCACGCTGGCCTTGCTGCCCGGTCAATCCTCGAAGCTGCCCTACGAACTGGTCGGCACGGGCTTCATCAAGATCGTCGGCAACACCGGCGGCGCGATTGTCCTTTCGCTCAAGACTTGAGGTTCCCATGACGGCCCCCATGCAACTCACCTGCAACTACAGCAGCCTGGTCAACGATCTGGGCTACCACCTCTTCGGCTTGCGGCCGACGAGCGTGGACCTGTTCGCGGATAACGTCATCCTCACGACTTCGCCGCAAGGGCAGGACATTCTGCGGTGCATTGCCAAGGGGTTGCAGTTTGTCTATGGGGCCTACCGTTGGTCGTTCCTGCGGCCCGTGGTGTCGATCACAACATTGCCGGCCTACAGCACGGGCGCGATTACGGTAGATTCGGCGGGCAACGTGTTGCTTAACGGCGGTGTGCCGCCCACGGATGGCGGCTTCCCGTCCTATGCGGCTTCGTCCGGCGGCTCGATGAACATTACCGGCGTGGGAACCTTCGCCGTGCAGAGTCGCAGTAGTGCGACGGCCCTCGTGCTGGCCAACTTCACGGGCAATGCAGTCACGGCCCCGGCTTCCGCTTCCTACTCCTTGGTCTTCGCCAGCAACTACGCGCTGCCCGTGGACGGTAAGGGCAATTACATCGACACCTTGGAGGGTGCCCTGACCTATCCGGGCAACGACTCCCACTGCCGAGAGACATTGACCCGCGTGTCGGAGTTTGAGGTGCGCCGCTTATTGGCGCACAGCACCCTACCCCATCGGCCGCGCGTGTATGCCGAGACGACGGGGCCATTCGACGCGACGACGGGCTCGACGCGCTTTGTCACCTTCTTCCCCCCGCCGGATGTTGCTGTGACGTTGACGGCCGTGGGCGTGCTGGTTCCGGTCGGCATCGACGCCACGAATCAGTATCCGCTGGGCGGCGCCGCACTGGCCCCCTGCATCCAAGAGTCGTGCTTGGCGGCGGCCGAGAGGGAGATCGAGCAGAAGGACGCGCGCAGCCCGGACGCGGTACACAACGCCGCCCTGCCCGCTGCGCTGGCTTTGGCCATCCAGCGCGACAAGGAATATGCCGCCCCGGATTCGCTGGGCGTGGATCACGGGCAAGGCGACGGCGAAGGGTACGGGGGACATCCGCGCAACACGAGCATCTACTGGAATGGCTCCGCCAACAGCCCGGGCGGCTATACCGGTTGGCTCTAACAAATCACACAGGGTGGGCGGCACCGGCAACGCCCGCTTTTCTGCATACTGCCGGAACTCCTGTTCTGAAAGGACAGACCATGCAACCCTCGAACGTGTTACAGCAGATGATGAAGGCCCCGTATGCGATCCTCGATCCCGGCAACGGGAATCTGGTTCAGGTGTCGCGCAACTTCCAGTATTGTTCCCTTGCGCCCGCCAATGCCACCTCGGGTGCGGAAACGCGCTCGCTGTCGGCTCCGCTGGGGCCGGGCCTGACGTGCAGCCTTGGTTGCAAGACCTACGGCAACGGCACGATCACCGTCGCCGTGACCGATAGCTCGACCGCCTCCACCGGAAACATCGTGTTCAATGCCGCGGGGCAGTGGGCGCAACTGTGGTCCTTCGAGACTTCGGCCGGCGTCTATGCCTGGCAGGTCACGGATATGTACGGCTGCACGACCACGATTGCCAGCATCTCCACGCTGGGAACCCTGGCCTATACGGGGGCCACCGGCACGAACATCCTTCGCATCCCCAACACGCTGGCCGATGCGTTCGACATCAAGGACGTGGCCAACAATGTGTATTACAACGTCAACAGCACGACCTGCTCGGTGGCCGAGAGCGGTGCTTCGCCGGGCGCGACCAGTGCGGGCGGTACGATCGCCGTTACGGGTGGCGCGGGTGGCGCAACCTCCGGCAACGGCGGAGCGGTCACTGTCACCGGCGGTGCGGGCACCAACGGCAATGCAGTGGGCGGGGCTTCCTCGGTCATCGGCGGTGCGGGCCAAGGCTCGGCGGCCGGCGGGGCAGTCAGCGTCACGAGCGGTGCGGGTGGCGCAACCGGGGCCAGCGGTGCGGTCACCGTGGGCACGGGCGTAGGCGGCAGCAGTTCCGGCGTGTCCGGCAACCTGACGATTGTTACCGGCACGACCACCTCGGGCGCGTCGGGTACCGTCACTGTCGGCTCGGGCAATGCGACCGGCGGCGTGCCGGGCACCACGACCATCACCGCGGGTGCAGCACAGACTGCCGCCACGGCTGGCGGCGCTATCGCCGTCACGGCCGGCAACGGCAACACGTCCGGCAACGGCGGGGCCATTACGGTAATGTGCGGTGCGGGCGGCACAACCGGCAATGGTGGCGCGGTGTCGCACACGGGCGGCACGGGCGGCTCGACCAGTGGCACGGGCGGCGCTGCCAATATCACAGGCGGCTCCGCGGGTGCAACGACCGGCACGGGCGGCGCTGCGGGCGTCACTGGCGGTGCGGGTACGGGTACGGGCGCGGGCGGTGCGGCCTCTCTGATCGGTGGAGCGGGTGCGACCAGCGGCGCAGGTGGTGCTATCACCATCACGTCGGGTGCGGCCGGTTCCACGGGCGTAGCGGGCGCAGTTGCCATCGCAGTCGGCGGGGCCACGGCGGGCAACGGTTCGGCCGTCACGATCACCGGCGGCAACGGCGCTGGTGGTACGAACGCGGGCGGCAACGTCAACCTTGTTCCGGGCACCGCCGTCTCGACGGGCATCCCCGGCGAGGTGCAAGTCAACGGCACTGCCGGTATTTTCGAGATTATGTGGTCGCAACCGCTGACCACCACTGCCTGCCCGGCGGCGGCGTCGGTCGTGACGATGTACTGCGCCAATCGAGCCGTTCGCCTGAAGGCGGTGCGCGTTTGCTGCACCACGCACGGCACGTCCGAAGTCTTCTCCTTCACCAAGGACGCTTCGGCGGGCGCGGCGGGTGGCGGCACGAACGTCCTGGCGGCGGCGAACATCACGATCGCGGCGAGCAATACCCCGGTTCTCGGTACTGTTTCGTCAACGATTGCAACGGTCACCCTGCAAGCGGGCGACCGCATTTCGTTCACGGTGGGCGGTACGGTCGGCGCGGCGGCTGGCGTCAGCGTGTCCCTGTTGTTCGTTCCCTGCTAGACCGATAGTTGACGATGGCAAAGAGCAAAGCACCGTTGTCTGAACTTCGTTTCCCCGTGGGCGGGTTAAACCGCCAAGCGGGGTTCGATCAACAGCCTCCGTACACGACGCCCTATTGCCAGAACGTCTTCCCGTTCGATGTGGTGAACCTTTCCAACGCGCAAATGCACGGGATGCGGCAGCGCGGCGGCGCCCGGCCCGGTTTGGTCCGGGCCTACGCGCAGCCCTGCGGCAGCGGTCCCACGCAACTGTTGGACTTCGCCTCGATCCTGAACAACGGTGTCGCCAGCAATATCCTCCTGTCGATTGCTGGCGGCACCTTGTATCAGAATGCCTCCGGGGCCATGACCGCAGTAACGGGCGGCCCGCAGTTCGGCACGGCCGCCTTGAAGTTGCAGGGCACGCAAGTCGGTGCGTCGTACTACATCGCCGACCTGGGGACGTGCAACGTGTCCGGCCAGGATGGCACGATCAGCGGCAACGAACTCCTCGACCACTCCGGCACCATTACCGACTGGCGCACGCTGAATATCGACACCAACAACGACGTGGTGTGGATTAGCGGCAACGTGCCCACGGAAGCGAATGTGTTTCCGATTTCCGCTGTGTATCAGACTTACATTGTCTTCAGCGGCACGATGACGGGGCAGACGGGCGGCGCGGCGTGGCAGATCGGCCGGATGCCGAAGGTATTCAATCCTGCGCAGCCTGCGGCCGCCATCCAGGAGATTATGGGCAACACCCTGCCCATTCCCAATACGAATTACGTTGTCGGCCAGGTGACTTGCGCAAACGGCCAGGTCGCCCTATCGGGCACCGGGGCGTCGTGGGCCGTGCCTGCGAACGTACCGCAAGCGTCGGTCGCCAACAACATGATCCTGACGATCCCCAACGCCAACGGCATCGGCACGCAGGATTACGCCGTGGCCTTCGGTTCGGTGGTGCATGGCGGCGCTTCGCCCTATACGCAAGGCGGCTTGACGCTGGTGGATACGACCGTGGACGCCAATACGACCGTTCCGGTGCAGTACACCTTGTCCTGGTCAAGCTCCTACTATGGTGTGCCGCCCCTGGGTTGCCCGCTGTGTTGCACGTATCGCGGGCGACTGGTTTTTGCCGGCCCGGGCGCCGTGTGGTACATGAGCCGCGTGCTGAATCCCAACGACTGGGATTACGGCTACGACCCCAACGATCCATCCCGAGCGGTGGGCGGCACCGATACGACGACCGGCGGCATTCCCGAGCCGATCACGGCCCTTATGCCGCACAGCGACCAATACCTGATCTTCGGCTGCGAACGCTCCTTGTGGCTGTTGACGGGCGATCCGGCCTATGGCGGTACGATCACGGCCTTGAGCCGGGAGATCGGCGTACTGGGTCCGGGCGCATGGTGCAACCTGCCGGACGGCTCGCTGATCGTCCTCTCCCGCGATGGCCTGTACCAGATTCCGCCGGGGGCGTCGTCGTATCCGCAACCCATTTCCAGACAGGTGTTGCCCAACGAATTACTGGACACCGATTGGGTCAACTCTGCGGTGTCGATGTGCTACGACACTTGGCTGCGCGGCATTCACCTTTCGATCACGACCAGTGCGGGCAGCGCCGGGATCCACTACTTCATTGACTGGACGACGCACAGCTTTTGGCCGGTCACCTTGCCGGGTCCGACTCAGCCGACCGCGATGGTGCGCTACGTCACTGGCTCGGGGGCGTCCTCCCGCGTGCTGTTCGGCGGCATCGACGGCTACGTGCGGCGGTACAGCCAGCAATCGGGCGGTACGGGGGCGACCTGGGTGCAAGGCACTAGCGGCGGCGGCGTGCTGACTCTGGCCGGCGGCGGAGTGGGCTGGACGACGAACCTTGTGCAGGGGCAAGTCTTTGCCGTCACGACGCCCATTGGCGTTTACAACCTGACCTGCGCGGCGAACACGGCCACCACGGTTACCATGACCACGGCCGGGCCGACCGGCAGCGGAGCGGGCTTGGCATCCTGGGTGCGGACGACGACGGACGACGGCACGCCCTTGAACTCGGTGGTGTGCTACGGGCCGTTTCGCGTCGGCGGGCCGGGTTACTACGGAGAAATCCTACAGATCATGGCCGACCTTGACAGCAACGGCCAAGGCGCGGCGTGGGGCATTTTCCCTGGCGACACGGCCGAGGGGGCGGTGCAAGCGGCAGTCACGGCCAACGCGGCGGCTACGGCTCCTTGGAACGGCACGCTCCTGCCAGGCATGAATCATCGCCAGTTTCCGCGGGCCTCGGGGGCGGCGTTTGTCATCATGGTCAGTGGCACTTGGGGCTGGGCGATCGAGGGGCTGCGCATTGAAAGCCGCAAGAAAGGCCCCATCCGATGAACTCCCGCGCTTGGCCGGAAAACGCGACGCTGCCGCTGGTCAACGTCAATGCCCAGAGCGATAGCGAGATGCAGCAGAACTTTGCTGCGGTCAATCAGCTTGTCGAGCAGTTCAACCAGTTGGCGCAGATCGAGGGCGACACGATCGCGCAGATGCAGTCCATCATCAAGGCACTGAAGGGCCTCTTCCCCTACGACGGCTTGCACGACCAGGGTTACGTCAGCAACGCCGTACAAAAGGCATGGCCCAACACGCATTGGGAAATTGGCACGACCGCGCTTGGCCCGCTAATTGACGTGAAGACTAAGACAGATGGCGACGGCGGCACTTACGTCGTCCTGGAACCTGCGGCCGGGCCGTTGTCGGTATTGTGGGGCGGGATGTATTTCGACATCAATGGGCATTACGGTTTGGGTGTCGATGGGTCCGGCGACTTTGAAATTCTTGCGCCGGCCGACAAGGTAATTTTCACCAGCACGGGCTTCCAAGCGGCGGCCTACTATGGGTCGGATGGTTCTCGTGGCTTGTCGGCCACCACGGGCGGTGCAACATTTGTAGACGGTCTGTATACGGGCGGAACGATTGAGGGCAGCGGGGCACCAGGCACGGTAGATGAGGTTCCCGATGATTCGTACTTTTATTGTCGCTTTAACGACACTGGTCCTCTGGCGACAAATGGCCAGTGGATCAACCTCACGACGTTTTTCGCGGGCTTGGCGGCGTCAACAAAATGGCCGGGCGCAGCAGACCTTACAACCTTGGGAACCATTGCCCACGGAACGTGGCAGGGGACGGCGATTGCGGACGCCTACATTGCCTCGGCAACAACATGGACGGGCAAGCAGGATTCGCTCGGGACCGGCACGACGGGGCAGTACCTTGCTACGGGGCCGACGTGGCAGGATTTAGACACGGACGTGGCGGCGCTGGGTTATGTCGATGCGACCGCCTTGGCGGCCTGGACGGGCTCGACCACGCTGAACACGCTGGGCAACGTGACGACGGGCACTTGGTCCGCCACCCCTATCATTCTGTCAAAGATTGCCACCATCCCCGCGCAAACCGTGCTGGGAAATAGTTCGTTGTACACCGGGCAGGTTGCCGCCCTCGACGCCACGACGCTGCAAGACTTGGTGGATGCGATCCCCAACGACACATTCACGGCCCTGGGTCAAGTGTTGGTCAGCGGGCACGACGCGGGCGGCTTTTACGGTACGGCGTTCGCGGCGGCCTCGAATGTCGGGCACTTAAAGTGGGACGGCTCGGCGAATTGGTCCATTGACACGGCCGTCTACCTGACCGATGCGACGGGCAGCATCGGCAATGACGGCAACACTTACGGCCGCAATAACGGCGGCTGGGTGACGGTCAGCGCCGGCTCGGTCACTGTGGCGGCCGATTCGTTCTACGGCAACAACACCGGCTCATCGTCGTCGGGGATGTCGCTGTCGGCTGGCCAAGCGCTGACACTGCTCGGACTGGGGAGTACCGCTGGCGCGATCACGGCGACTGGCGACATCAAGACGAGCGTTTCGACTGGTAGTCTTTTTGCAGCCGCGTTGAACATTAGCAGCGTCTATCCGAACGCCGATGGAACAACGGCGTTCGTCTTTAGGAAGAAGAGCGACGGCAGTTCCGTGGTCACGATCGACACGACAAATTCGGTCATCTCTTGCGGCACCGGGTACTTTTACAACTGCGATTGCACGCATCTGCGGCCGGAAACTGACGGTACTTCGGGGCTGGTGGTAGTAAATCGCAGTGGAGGTACGATCATGCGTTTCGACTCGACGAATCAGATTTGCTACCCGAACCGGTTGGTGATTCCAACGGGGAGCTAGGAATGGTCACGGGAGAAATCACTTGGTCATGGAACGGAACCTATCCGGTGCTGCATTTTCACGACGGACACCAGGAGTGCAATTGCATCTTCACCGATGCTGTTCACGTAAACCACACCCCAGGATCGGCACGTTTGACGGGAACGGTGATCGGAGAAGCGCACTCGATAGAATCGGATTGGGTTGGAAGAACGGGAACCGATTGGGCGTACCAGCTTGGAATAACAGGAAATGACCACTACGTCTACGGACCAAACATCAATTCGATTTCGTCGTGGGACGGCGGGGTAGTCAGTGTTGAATATGACCTCAGAGTAAAACTTGGAACCGGCAGCGGAATCCTTTACGCCGGATTGCTGATGTGTACGTCGGGTGGAGGAACTTGGTGGGGAGTCATACCGGATTCGGTTGGGTAATTCGATGTTTGGAACCAAACGACCTATTTTGATAGAAGAAAATCATGGCACTACCGACTGTCGATCAACTGTACTCTCAAGCGCTGCAGGGCATTCAGGGCTACGGCAACGCGGAGAAGAACGACCTGTATCAGAACTACCAGAACGCGCTGGGCGGCGGGATGCAATCCCTAGCCTCCTCCGGGCTGGCGGGCACGTCCATCGCGCCCTCAATGAAGATGGGCTACATGAAACAGTATCAGAACGCGCTGAACACGCTTAGTCAGCAGTTACAACAGACGACGCTGGGCGCGCAGCAGACCTTTGGCCTGGGCGGCATTGGTTTGCAGCAGGGGCAGGAGGGCCTCAACCTACAACAGCAGTCGATTACCAACCAGTTGGCCCTGGGGCAGAGAAGTCTGAACCTCCAGCAGCAGGGGCAGAAGAACCAGATGACGCTGGGGTTGGGCGCGATGAACCAGAATCAGGGCTACCTGAGTTTGGCGCAGCAGCAGCAGTCCGCCCAACAAAACATGCAGAATCAGCAGTTGCAGTATCAGTATGCCACGCTGAACCAGGGCGGCGGCGGCGGTGGCGGCGGCTATGCCGGGTCGGCGGGCAGCATGGGCGGCAGCTACGGCGCGGCGGCGGGTTTCGCGGGCTTCGGTGGCTACTAGAACCAAGGATGAATGACTATGGCGATTGAAATGCCCTCCGACGTGTGGCAAGAGCAGCGACGGCAGCAGCAGCAGGAATACGCCGCCGCTCAAGCCCGCCGGGATCAAGTGTATGGCGCGGCGGCTGAGCGCAGCTTCGCCGACCGGCAGCAGCAGACCGCCATCCAGGGTCAGCGGCAACTGAAGGCCGACCAGTTTGGCTACGACACTGCGATGCAAGGGCAGCAAGGGCAGATTCAAGGCCAACAGCAAGACGCCCGCTTCATGCACGAGGATGAACTGTTCGAGCGGCACGCCGCGGCAACCGATGCACTATCACGCCTCGACCAGATTCACGCCGAGCGGACGGCAGCGATCAATCACGAGAACCAGACGCGGCGCGATTATCTCTTGCAACAGTTTCACGAAAAGGATGTCGTACATGGCGAAGAGTTCACTGCCGGGCAAGAGGAGAAGCGGTTTGGCGAGGCCAAAGAACTGGGTTCGATCAATCACGAGAACAGCCTGGAAAGCAAGTGGATCGACCACCAGAACGCGCTAGAGGCTGGCGAGCACGCGGCGATGGTTCACGCCCAACTTGAACCGTTCCTAACTCAGGAGGCGGCAAATCTACACAAGCTCAACGCACAGGTTGACTACGGGCTCTCGCATGACCTTTTTAACGATGAGAATAAGGCCAAAGCCAAAGCGATCAAGGATGGCATGATTGACAATGGTATCCAAGATGGGAGCGGTTTTATCGACGATCCCACGGGACTCATACCGAAATTGCGGCTGCAACTTAGCGATCTTGGCAATGTGTTTCGCACAAAGCAAATCAGTCAAGACGATTACATTCGGGGTAGGGACTATCTAAACGACCAAATTGCCGATGCAAGACGAGATGCGTATCGTGAACGAACGCCGGAAGAAAAAGCCGCTTTGCAAAAACAGCAGTTGGCTGCATTCGTCCAGGAACATCACATTCCTGCAAAGGACGCGCCGTACATCGTATTCAACAAGGCCGGTCAGCCACGATTCATGGAAGGCTACAAGCCGGGTAACGGTGGGCCGGTCACTAAGGAGGAGGAGCTTGAATTCCGAAATGCAAACCCCGGCCTTCCTACCGAACTACAAGTTGGCCGCGACAAAAACGGCAACGTCGGAGCAACGCCTGACAGCATTAAGTTGTACATCGCCAATAAAACAGGAGAGCAGAAGCAGTCTCAGTTCGAGGCCAAGCAGAAGCA